CTTTATTAACAAGGAGAACACAATGCCGTTTCAATTATCTCCAGGCGTTGCAGTCATTGAAAAAGACTTTACCTCTATCGTTCCTGCTGTAGCGACATCTATCGGTGCTTTCGCTGGTCAGTTCGACTGGGGTCCTGTTTTGGAACCAATCACAATTACCTCAGAAGATGAGCTAGTTCGCCGTTTTGGTACACCTAACAACTCAAACTTTGAGTCTTTCTTCACTGCTGCCAACTTCCTATCTTACTCTAACAACTTACTAACAGTTCGTCAACAAACAACAAACATGAAGAATGCTGTTGTTACTCCAACTGGTTCTATCGACACTATCGAAATTGAAGCAGCTGGTTATGGTTACGTGTCGACTGCTGCTGCTCCTGCCGTGTTCATCCGAACTGAAGGTTTGATCGGTACTGTCACAGTGACTAGCGGTGGTACTGGTTACACAACTGCTCCTACAGTGACTATCACTGGCGGTACTGGTATCGGATGTACTGCTGAAGCTGACATAGTTAATGGTGTTATCCAAGGCGTGACAATTATCACTCCAGGTTCTGGCTACACTAACCCAGTCGTATCAATTACTGGTGGCGGTGGTACAGGCGCTACTGCTACTGCTACAACTAAGAACGTTCAAGAAGCTGGCGGCGTGGCTCCTACTGCTCACGCTATCCTATCAGGTGGTCAGATTACTGCCATCGGTTTGACTTCTGGCGGTTCTAACTACGTTACTGCTCCAACTGTTTCCATTATTACTGCTCAAGGTGATACTGGTACTGGTGCTACTGCTACTGCCGTTCTATCTGGTGCTGGCGTAACAGGCGTTACTCTATCAAGCGGTGGTTCTAACTACACTTCTCCTACTGTGTCATTCTCTGGTGGTAGCGGTTCTGGTGCAACAGCTGACGTTGTTCTATCTGGTTCTGTTGAATCTATCACTTTGGTTGCCCCAGGAACTGGTTACACTACAACTCCTACTGTCGCTATCACTGGCGGCGGCGGTCTAGGTGCTACTGCTGTTGCAACAACTAACGGTAACACAATCACTTCTATCTCTATCGTTTCTGGTGGCTCTGGATATACTTCTGAGCCTACAGTTACTATTACTGGTGGTGGCGGTACTGGTTGCGTGGCTGACGCCGTTGTTGACTATAACGTTATCTCTAGCATTACTGTTACTGATCCAGGCGCTGGTTATTTAACTGTACCGTCTGTGGTTATTACTGACTCAACTGGTACAGGCGCTGCTGCTACTGCAACTATCGGTACTAGCACTGTTGCTTCTATCTCTATTTCCAACTCTGGTTCTGGCTACAAAGCTATCCCTACAGTGACTATCACTGGCGGTAGCGGTTCTGGTGCTACTGCTGGTTCTATTACTGTTGGTCCATCTTCTGTATCTGAAATCATCGTTGATAACGGTGGTACTGGTCTTTCTGGTGCACCTTCTGTTCTAATTGAAACTCCACCATCTGGTGAAGGTACACAACCCGCTCTAGCTACTGCTGTTATTGAAACTGCTGGTGTTACTATCCTTAACGGTCAGTACTACTCTGCTAACTTCATCAACGGTGGCGGTGTTACTGGTGAGTGGGCTGCTAAGTATCCAGGTAAGCTAGGTAACACTCTAAAAGTGTCTATGGCTGACCGCGACACTTATGATACTTGGGCTTATAAGAACGAATTCGATGCACAGCCAGGAACTTCTGAAGCTACTGCACGTATCGGTGGTTCTAACGACGAAATGCACATTATCGTTATCGACGAAAAGGGTTATATCTCTGGCGTTGAAAACGCTGTTCTAGAAAAGTACGCTTTCGTATCTAAGGCTTCTGATAACAAGAAACCAGACGGTACAAACAACTACTACAAAGACGTTATCAACTCTCGTTCTGAGTGGTTGTGGTGGACTGATCACACTGACCAAGTTGTTGGTGGTTATGACGCTTCTAACTGGGGTCAACCAATGGCTGGAACTGCGTTCAAGTCAATGACTGCGCCTCTAACACAATCTCTATCTGGTGGCTTCGATGATGCCTCTGGTACTGACGGTCAACGTATGACTGCTTATGAGATTTTTGCTAACGCTGAGTTGTATGATATCAACCTAATCATGGCTGGTAAAGCAAACCCAACTGTTGCAAACTACATCATCGACAACGTTGCATTAGAGCGTTTGGATGCTGTTGTGTTCGTATCTCCAGAAGACGTTCAAACTGAACAAGTTATTATCGGCGATAATTCTTCTTCTGTTGACAAGATCATCGCTTATCGTAACGAGTTGAGCTCTAACTCTTACACTGTGCTTGATTCTGGCTTCAAATACCAATATGACCGCTACAACGACGTGTATCGTTGGGTTCCATTGAACGGTGACGTTGCTGGTCTATGTGCACGTACTGACTACACTAACGATCCATGGTGGTCTCCAGGTGGTCTAAACCGTGGTCAAATCAAGAACGTGGTTCGCTTGTCTTGCAACCCTAACCAAACTAACCGTGACAACTTGTATCGTAACTCTATTAACCCAGTTGTTACTTTCCCAGGTCAAGGTACTGTGTTGTTCGGTGATAAGACATTGTTGACTAAGCCTTCTGCATTCGACCGTATTAACGTTCGTCGCTTGTTTATCGTGTTGGAAAAAGCTATTGCAACTGCTGCTAAGTATCAGTTGTTCGAGTTCAACGATGCGTTTACTCGCGGTCAGTTCAAGAACTTGATTGAACCGTTCCTACGTGACGTGCAAGGTCGTCGTGGTATTACCGACTTCCTAGTTAAGTGCGATGAGTCTAACAACAGTGGTGAAGTTATCGATCGTAACGAATTCGTTGCCGATATCTTCGTTAAGCCTACTCGTTCTATCAACTTTATTACTCTTAACTTCGTAGCCGCTCGTTCTAGCATTGCCTTCAGCGAGATTGGCGCCTAATAATAGATGAGGGGAAGAAATTCCCCTCGTTTATTACGAATAAATAAAAGTAATAACAAGGAGATTTTAAATGGCAAATATTGCTGACTTTAAAGCACAGATGATTGGTGGCGGCGCTCGTCCGAACCAATTCCGTGTTGAGTTGACATTCCCGTCATTCGTTACACTTGGCGTTATCGCTGGTCAGCGTGCACAGTTCCTATGCCGTGCTGCTTCTTTACCAGCTTCTACGATTGAAACTATTTCAATTCCATATCGTGGTCGCCCTGTGAACTTTGCTGGTGAACGTTCGTTCCAACCATGGACTGTTTCTATCTATAACGATACTACTTTCAACGTGCGTAATGCTCTTGAACAGTGGCAATCTGGTATTCAACAATACAACTCTACTAACGGTCGTACTAACCCTACTGACTATCAAGTTGACTTGTCTGTTCACCAATTAGACCGTAACGGTGCAACTATCAAATCGTACAAGTTTACTGATGCGTTCCCAACTAACATTGGCGCTATCACTCTTGACTACGAACAACAAAACGCAATTGAACAATTCGACGTTGAATTCGTTTACAACTTCTTCACTTCTAATGAAGGCGCTGGTGCTGGCTTTGGTATCAGTACTACTATCAATACTCCAATTGGTAGCTTCCCAGTTTAATAAGAAGGATATTTTATAATGCAGCTTTTTGGCTTTGAAATAAGTCGTAAGAAAGATGACAGGGCACTGCCTTCGGTGGTGCCCCCATCAACACAAGATGGCTCGACTGTAATTAACACCAGCGTGAATGCTGGTGGTATTTATGGCGTGGTTATGGATCTTGACGCATCCGTTAAAAACGAGAACGACCTAATCCGTCGATACCGTGAAGTTTCTCAATATTCCGATTGCGATATGGCTATCGAGGATATTATCAATGAGGCTATTGTAGCAGACGAGGCTAAACGCCCGATCGAGATCGTCCTAGACGACCTTAAAGTTTCTGCTGGAATCAAGTCTCGAATTGAAGATGAGTTCGATGAGATTCTACGTTTATTGAAATTCAATGACCGTGCTCACGAAACTTTCCGTCAGTGGTATATTGACGGTCGTCTTTACTATCAGATTCTTTTCGATGAAAACAATGTCAAACAAGGCATTGCTGAACTCCGATATATCGATCCCCGTAAGATCCGTAAAATCAAGAGCATCAAGAAAGAAAAGACACCATACGGTGTTGACGTTGTAAAGACTATGGAAGAGTTTTACCTTTTCAATGACAAAGGTATTACTGAACAATCAACACAGGGTATTAAGATGCCCCTAGACTCAGTTGTACACTGCCCGTCTGGTATGGTTGATTCCAATACAGGTATGATGATGAGCCACTTACATAAGGCTATCAAACCTACCAACCAACTAAAGATGATCGAAGACTCGTTGGTCATCTATCGTATTTCCCGTGCACCTGAACGCCGTATTTTCTACGTTGATGTGGGCAACCTTCCTAAGTTGAAGGCTGAACAATATGTTAACGATATCATGAACAAGTTCCGTAACAAGATCGTTTATGATGCAACTACTGGCGAAACACGCGATGACCGTCGTCACCTGTCTATGATGGAAGACTTCTGGATGCCTCGCCGTGAAGGTGGTAAGGGTACTGAGATTTCTACATTGCCAGGCGGTCAAAACCTCGGCGCAATTGAAGATATCGAATACTTCCAAAACAAACTGTATCGTTCATTGAACGTTCCAATTAGCCGACTACAACAGTCACAAGGCTTCTCTATTGGACGCTCTAACGAAATCACCCGTGACGAAGTTAAGTTTAACAAGTTCATCGTGCGCCTTCGTAAGAAGTTCGCCGTTCTATTCTTGGAAGCTCTTAAGGTTCAGCTAGTCGCTAAGAACATCATTAAGATCGAAGAGTGGGACGATATGCGTTACAACATTCGTTTCGACTTCTTGGAAGATAACCATTACTCTGAACTAAAGGACGCTGAGATTTTAACTCAACGTGTTACTTTACTTCAACAGATTGATCCATACGTTGGACGTTACTACTCTGATGAGTGGGTTAAGCGTAACCTATTGCGCATGTCTGATGATGATATCAAGTTGATGGATAAACAAATCAAGGATAGTTTGGCTACTAATATCTCGTTTGCTCAGAATAAGGGTGAACAGAACCTAGCTCAACAGCAACCTACTATGGAGTTCCAACAGCAACAACAAATGGCTGCTGCTGAACAACAAGCTAAGTTACAACCTCAACAAGATACTAACCAACCACAAGCCGCTGCAGCTCAAGAAGCTCAGACTCAAACTTCTGGTGACGCCGATGAGGCAAAATCTGAATCGAAAACTAAATCAAAGCCTGCTGCGAAGAAAGCAAGCTGGCCAAACTAAGGATGAATAAATGACTACTACTCTTGAATTGATCAACGCCATCGCTAACGGCGACGCAACTGCCACTGAGTCGGCTTTCAATTCAGCTATGGCTGAAAAGATTTCTTCTCAGTTGGACGACATGCGTGTTCGAATCGCACAAAACATGTTCAACGCTCAAGCTCCAGAACCTGAAGTTGCTGCAGCTGAGCCAACTACAGAAGAATAATGTACTACGGACAATTCCTAAACTCTCTACAAATCCGTAATGGTATTACGGAGATCAAAAGACCATTGAAGGAAGAAGTCGTAAAAGAGACATACGAAGAGATTCCAGATACTAAGGTCGCTGAGATTATCAAAGAGTATCATGATGTAAAAGTCACCGATACTCTAATCGAGACATACTTGGAATTAGCTTCTTCTAATATTTTTTCAGTGGATCCAGTTATTTGCGAACTGCGCAAATACAACAAACTTGACCGTTTGATTGAAGGTAAGGTTCACTATATCCTGCAAGACGAGTCTATTGTCGCAATTTCCGAGGCAACGCAAGAACGCCTAAATAAACTATTGCAGGGAAAAACAGAGATTATCGAGTATATGAGAGAAGGTAAAAATAACTTTCTTCATGCGCTTGAAAAACTAGAGGGATAATATATGGCAATGACATTTACCACTGTCAAAAATACAAACCAAGAAACTGTGGTTCATTTCACATCTTCTGCAGCTGAGTCTGGCACTATTACTATTGCTAACCTAACTGCTGGTTCTCAAGCTAGAAACTCAGATGCACCAATTGTTAACATCGTTAAGTGGAGTATCTCGGGAGAGCTAGGTTCTAAAGTAACTATCAACCGTAACAGTAAAATTGTTATTGCTTGTGCTCCAGAAAACGCTCCATATATGGAAGCTAACTCTTGGGGTATTCCAATTACTAATGATAACACTTTCGACATCGTTGTAACTAACGGCGTGGCTAAAGACGTATCAGGGTTCTTGGTATTGCGCAAGACTGCTGGTTGGGACACTAAAGTTGAGACTGCTACTTACGGTGCATACGATGACGTCACTCGCGTTGGCGCTAGCACTACTATGAGCGGTTCTCCAGATAAGGTATAAACATGTATCTAATTAAAGAAGTCTTTGACACAACTAACTGTATCGTTGAGTCAACAAAGAACGGCAAAAAAGATTACTTCATTGAGGGTGTATTCCTTCAATCAAACCTAAAGAACCGTAACGGTCGTATGTATCCAGAGTCTGTAATGGATGCTGAAGTAAACCGTTACATTAAAGAGACGGTTGAAAAGAACCGTGCTTACGGTGAACTAGGTCACCCAGATTCTCCATCAATTAACCTTGACCGTGTCTCTCACATGATTACGTCTCTTCGTAAAGAAGGTACTAACTGGATTGGCAAGGCTAAGATTATGGAAACCCCTATGGGTAATATCGCTCGCGGTCTATTAGACGGCGGCGCTAACCTCGGTGTTTCTAGCCGTGCACTAGGTTCACTAAAAATGAACAATGAAGGTGTAAACGTAGTACAGAACGATTTCATGTTGTCAACTGCTGCTGACATCGTTGCTGACCCTTCCGCTCCTGACGCTTTCGTCCGTGGTATCATGGAAAGTAAAGAGTGGATTTTCGTGGATGGAAAATTCGTGGAACAGAATATTGAGGAAATGCAAAAGCAAATTCGTAAAGCCTCTTCGCGTAATTTGCAAGAAGCTAAGGTTTTAGCTTTTCAAAGTTTCCTGAGTAAAATTAAATAATTTATAAATAACTTAATAGAACTATCCAAGTTAGGAGAAAACGATGTCTATCGAACAAAAAATCGCTGAACTACTTGCTGAGTCTCGTGCTCAACAATTAGATGAAACTAAAGTTAAACCTGATGGTGCAGAATCTGGCGCTAAAGACGTAACTGCTCACGCAACGTCTGGTGACCAAACTAACCCATCTAAAGGCGACGCTGTTGCACCTGCTGCTATTGTACAGAACCCTGACAATGCACGTAACAACGTTGACTCACAAAAGCAAGCTGAAGAAGCACCAGGCGGTTCTATGAACCCACACAACGGTGATCAATCTTCTGTCCGCAAGGGCAATGCTGTTAAAGCTGGTGTGAAAGAAGATATGGACGCACTATTTACTGGTGAAGAACTATCTGAAGAATTTAAAGAGAAAGCAACTACTATTTTCGAAGCAGCCGTTATGGTTCGCGTTAATACTGAAGTTGCTCGTATCGAAGAAGAATTTGCAGCTAAACTTGAAGAAGAAGCTGCTAAGAGTATTGAGGGTCTTGTTGAACAAGTTGATGGATACCTTGGCTACATCGCCGAGCAGTGGATTGCACAAAATGAATTAGCCCTTGAGCATGGTATTAAGTCTGAAATCGTTGAGAGTTTTATCAACGGCATGAAGGGCTTGTTTGAAGAACATTATATTGACGTTCCAGAAGAAAAGTATGACGTACTTGGCGAAATGGAACAGACTATTGCTGGTCTTGAATCTAAGCTGAACGAACAAGTTGCTACTAACGTAGAATTGAGCAAGTCTCTTGCCTCAACTGCTAAGGCACAAATTGTTCGCGAATCTGCCGAAGGTCTATCTGCTACTGAAACTGAAAAGTTCCAAGGCTTGGTAGAAGAGCTATCTTTTGAAGATGCTGAAACTTTCGCAACTAAAGTAAAGACTATTCGTGAAAGCTATTTCACTAACAAAACTACTGCCGAAGTTTCTTCTGCAGTGACTGATGCTCCAGTGGAGAACTTGTCTGAAGAAGTGACTAAGAAAGTCGACCCTTCAATGGCACGTTATCTAAATGCGATGACAAAATAATTTTTTACTAAAGGAAAATAAAATGACAACTCGTCAACAACTAATGGAAAAGTGGGCACCGATTCTAAACCACGAATCTGCTCCAGCTTTTAAAGACAACTACCGTAAGGAAGTTACTGCTGTTCTTTTGGAAAACCAAGAACGCGAAATGCGCAAGCAACAAGAAGCCTTGTTCGAAACTGCACCAACTAACGCTGTTGGTTCTTATGGCGACACAGGCGGTATGGCTAAGTTTGATCCAGTGTTGATCAGCTTGGTTCGCCGTGCTATGCCTCAGCTTATCGCTTATGATATCGCTGGTGTGCAACCAATGACTCAACCTACTGGCTTGATCTTCGCTATGAAGTCTCGCTACGGTTCTATGGGTGGTACTGAAGCTTTGTTCAACGAAGCCGATTCTGACTACTCTGGTACAGGTACTCACTCTTCTCCTTTGAACGGTTCTACTCTAGGTACTCAAACTAACGGTACTGGTATGGCTACTGACGCTGCTGAGCGTTTGGGTCAAGGCGGTTCTGGTGACGGTACTTTCGGTCAAATGGCTTTCTCTATCGAGAAGACTTCTGTTACTGCAAAGACTCGTGCTTTGAAGGCAGAATACTCTATCGAACTAGCACAAGACATGAAGTCTGTGCATGGTTTGGACGCTGAAGGCGAATTGTCTAACATTTTGTCTGCAGAAATCTTGACTGAAATCAACCGTGAAGTTGTGCGTACTGTGTACCGTACTGCTAAGGTTGGTGCTCAAGTTGGTACTGCTACTGCTGGTACTTTCGACTTGGACGTTGACTCTAACGGTCGTTGGTCTGTTGAAAAGTTCAAAGGTCTATTGTTCCAAATCGAACGCGAAGCGAACGCTGTTGGTCAATTGACACGTCGTGGTCGTGCGAACTTCATCATCACTTCTGCTGACGTTGCGTCTGCATTGGCGATGGCTGGTGTTCTTGACTACACTCCTGCTTTGAACGGTAATAACAGCTTGAACGTAGATGACACTTCTACTACTTTCGCTGGTGTTCTAAACGGCAAGTACAAAGTTTATGTTGATCCATATGCAGCTAACATCTCTGCTAACCAATACTTCGTTTGCGGTTACAAGGGTACTTCTGCTTTCGACGCTGGCTTGTTCTACTGCCCATACGTTCCATTGCAAATGGTTCGCGCTGTTGATCCTAACAGCTTCCAACCTAAAATTGGTTTCAAGACTCGTTACGGTCTAGTTGCTAACCCATTCATTAACTTGGATGACGGCACTTCTGGTCAAGACAACTTGACTACTGATGCTAACTACTACTACCGTCGCGTTAAGGTTACTAACCTAATGTAATCGACTAGTCGGTTTTTAAATAAGCCGACATAGAAGCGGTACTTTAAAGGGATCTTTCGGGATCCCTTTTTTACATGGAGCTAAATACTACTATGACAGACCAATGCCTAACACCCTCTAATTTAAACCCGTTATCACCCAATGGCTTTAACTTCTCTATTACGAAGTTACCAGAGGTGTCATTCTTTTGCCAACGTGTTTCGATTCCCAGCGTTACCCTAGCGTCAATTGACCAAATGAACCCGTTCTCTAACAGAGCGATTCCAGGTGAAATTATGACGTTCTCGGAACTGACGGTTTCATTCTTAGTTGATGAACGAATGGCTAACTACAAAGCTATCTTCAATTGGATGGTAGCTCTAGGATTTCCAGAGAGTCATGACCAGTACAAGAACTTCATGAACAGTCAAGGTTCGACTTCTGTATACTCAGAGTTGGCTCGTAACTATTCTGACGCGACTGTAGGTGTACTTGACGCTCAAAACAACGCCACGAACTCGTTTAAATTTTATGACGTGTTCCCAGTTTCACTAGACCCTGTACAGTTTGAATCAACTGCCATGGACGTGAACTATGTAATCGGCTCTGCTACTTTTAAATACTCATACTTTACTATTGACGCCTAATTAGGCTTTTGGAGATATTATGACACTTGATGACATTCAGAATGAATGGGATAAGGACAGCGTAATCGACGATAACTTCCTCGGTGAACACGCTACCAAGACTCCTAAACTGCACGCTAAGTACGTTCGACTTTTAGTCAACGTCAAGTTGAAACACACTAAGCTATCTGCAGACTACAACACCCTGCGCAAAAACAAGTTCAGATACTATCGAGGCGAACTCGGTAGGGATGAACTCGTCAACCTTGGTTGGCAACAATGGCAAGGTGTCAAGCCACTCAAGAATGAGATGGATGAATTTCTCCAAGGCGACACCGACCTAAATACACAACGAATTAAGATTGATTATCTTGAAACTATGATTTATCTTCTTGAATCCATTTTGGGGCAAATCAAAGCCCGTGACTGGCAACTAAAGTCAGCAATTGAATGGAAGAAGTTTTTAGCTGGTATGTGATGACTACATTAACAATTGAGAAACTAGACGAAGTCTATATGCGCATCTACGGTGACGCATCCGTTGAGCAAGAGCTCGCGGACTTCTTCACCTATGAATATCCAGGTGCCCGATACACTCCACAGTTCAGAGCAAGACTCTGGGACGGTAAGGTACGCCTCTATGACCAAGTTCGTAAGACAATTTACATAGGTCTTCTCGATTATGTCGTTAAATTCTGTCAGCGTAACAACTATACGCTAACGTTCAAAACACCAGATATTGTAGCTAACAACGAGATTACAACCGAGTTAGTTACCGAGTTTGCTGAGTGGCTGAAGCCTATGGGTCGCGGAAAGCCCATCGAAATTCGCGATTATCAAGTTGAAGCTGTACAAACTGCTTTGAGTAAAGAGCGTACACTACTGATCTCTCCAACTGCGTCAGGTAAGTCTTTCATCATCTACACAACTATGCGTTGGCATATGAACGAAGGGCGCAAGTGTATTTTGATTGTTCCAACTACTTCGCTAGTCGAACAGATGTATGCTGACTTTGAAGACTATTCTTCAGCCAATGATTTTGATGTTAGCAATCACTGCCAAAAGTTATACAGCGGCTTCCCTAAAGAGTTTACCAAGGATGTATTGATTACAACTTGGCAGTCTATCTACTTACAACCCAAGAGTTGGTTTAAACAATTCGATGTTATGTTTGGAGATGAGGCTCATAACTTTAAAGCCAAGTCACTTACTGGCGTTATGGAAAAGATGGACACTATCCGTTACCGTGTAGGAACTACAGGTACGTTGGATAACAAAAAGATTCACCAGCTAGTTCTTGAGGGTATCTTTGGACCAGTACATAGAGTTACGACTACCAAGGCTCTAATGGATTCAGGGAAATTAACAACGCTAAATATAACGTGTCTGATAATGAAATATTCAGATGAGGTCAGAAAAGAACGAAATAAAAACTCATACCAGGAAGAAATGGATTTTCTTGTAGGCTATGAAAAGCGTAACAAGTTTATCCGTAATCTGGCAGTAAATTCTAAAGGCAATACGCTTGTTCTTTTTCAATACGTTGAAAAGCACGGTAAAGTTCTACATGACCTAATCAAGAATAAAGTTCATGATGGCAGAAAAGTTTTCTTTGTACACGGCGGCACGGATGTTGCTGACAGGGAATCAATTCGCCATATAACAGAAGGTGAAGACGATGCGATTATCATCGCGTCCTTTGGTACGTTCTCCACGGGTATTAACATACCGTCTATTGAGAATGTTATCTTTGCGTCTCCATCTAAATCCAAAATTCGTAACTTACAATCCATCGGTCGTGGTCTACGACTGAAAGACGGTAAGCTAGTTTGTAACTTGTATGATATCGCCGATGACCTTCACTGGAAGTCTTGGAAGAATCATACGTTGAACCATGCAGCTGAACGTTACAAGACTTATGTCGAAGAACAGTTTAAGTTGAAAATGGTAGAGGTATCTTTGTGATAAAAGATGATGATGTTTGCGTAGTTCTTAAGCTCATAACGGGCGAGCAACTAATGGCAATCTTTGAGGGTGAAGACGAGAAGTTCGTGAAGATTGATTATCCAATTACAATCCGAACCACAATAATCCCAGAGCTTAATAAAGAATCTGTAACGGCAGCTCCCTACTGTCCGTTCAGTGAAACGACATCATTTGTGTTGGAAAAGTCTCATATTGTGTACATCAAGAAGATGCATAAGCAGTTCATTGCGAACTACAAGAGCTTTCTGAAAAGCTATGACGAAATCATCTTCCATAAAGCGCCTTCGGCTGATGACTTTGATGAGGAAGGCTTCGATGATTTGGAAGAGCTGACCATTGAAGAGATTCAAAGGAGATTAGATCTTCTGGAAGCTATCGCTTCAGCGCCTGTCGTTGACGAGGAAGACGCAGACAAGAGAGTATTCGTCAAGGGTAATGACACTAAACACTAGAATCAATAGACTTATCAGCATCAACCCCAACACAGTAATAATACATTAAAGTCAAATAAAAAGCAAATAAATCTTGTACCTTCGAAAGTTGGAAAGATAAATTTGCTTTTTTTTCATTGATAGCGTATACTTATGATAATGCCTCGAATAACAAGAGGAAAGATATTGAATGGCACATTACGTCAACAACGCTGAGTTTCTAGCGGCACTTATTGAACATAAAAAGAAGTGTGTAGAAGCCGAGGAGAAAGGTTTGGAAAAACCTAGACTTCCCAACTATGTTGGAGAGTGTATCCTCAAGATCGCTAATCACTTAGCTTACAAACCTAACTTCATCAACTACTCATATCGCGATGACATGGTACTTGACGGGATCGAAAACTGCATTATGTATTCGCATAATTTCGACCCTGACAAATCCAGTAATCCGTTTGCTTACTTCACTCAGATCATTTACTATGCGTTCTTGCGTAGGATTCAGAAGGAAAAGAAGCAGTCATATATTAAGGGTAAGTTGATTCAAGATATGCCTTTTGAAGCCTTTGAACTTCAAGAGGGTGATGATGGTGAATACCATAATGCCTATTTGGAATTCATGCAACAGCATGGAACCTTCGACTCGTCATTCGCTGAGAAGAAGAACGAAAAGAAGAAAAAGTCTAAAACTATTTCTTTGGATCAATTTATAAATGATGGAAATGATTATGGCGAACAAAGCGATAAGGGACTTACTGAATAGTTTGGGAGCGGGAGCTGCGGCTCCACCTGTACGACGTAGAAGTTCTAGACGGTTTCGTAGAAGCCAACGTTCTGGACGAACACTAAAGTCTTGGACTCAAGCTGCTTACGAAGCAAATGTTAATTTGAAAGATATTATGACTGATAAGATATTCCTCGGTGTATCCGATTTTGATGACTTGATTACTTCTGAGATTCTTCAGAAGCGTGTACAAGCTGGTAAGCAAACCCTTCAACGTGAAACTACTGTGCTGGCTAACCGCCAATCATGGAAAGACTGGGTTGAAACTGAGTTTGACGGCGACCTACAAGTTCAAGGTAGTTCATCTTCTGGTTTCATCATCATGGAAGAAGAACTCAACTATATCACTTACAGCGTAAACTCTAACTCAACTTCAGTTCGAGTCCACGGCGATAAAGACTTCTGCGAAGAAATCATCGACCTCGTTGAGAGTCAATTCGATATTGTAACTTCTCATATCGAGTGGATCTATTCAGCTGACGGTAACTCTGTCAACGTACCTTTGAACCGTGACCGTCTCCCATGCGACGAGATGTATCCATTCCTCAAAGGTGAATCACTGGCTTCGTACTACGAACGCTTCATGGCATCTTCCGCCAACATCCTGCTTTTGATCGGTCCTCCAGGAACTGGTAAGACTACGTTCATCCGTGGCTTGCTGTCTCACACTGATTCAAGCGCCATGGTTACATACGACGCCGCTATCCTAGAAAAGGATTACTTGTTCGCTCGTTTCATCGAAGACGACACCAACGTTATGGTGTTGGAAGACTCAGACGCATTCTTGAAGTCTCGCTCTGACGGTAACACAATGATGCACCGCTTCTTGAACGTTGGTGATGGCTTGGTTACAACTAAGGGTAAGAAGATGATCTTCTCTACCAACCTTCCAAGTATCCGTGATATCGACTCAGCTTTGATTCGTCCAGGACGTTGCTTCGATATCGTTACGTTCGACCAGTTGAATCCAACAGAAGCTCAAGCTCTAGCTGATAAACTTGAAGTTGAGTTGGTCGCTGATAAAGAAACATACAGCATCGCTGAAATCTTTAACAAACAGTCTGAGCAAACTAGCGCTGCTAAGACTACAAGAAAGGTTGGTTTCATTTGACATATTACAAAGTAACACACACCCTTGAAGGTTCGCCTGAAGTGACTTTCAAATCATTCTCAAACCTTGATATGGCATTAGCCTACGTCAAGGATCTAGGTGAACGTTTCATTGAACTTAAAATGTATCAAGGTGTTGAATGAAAGTAGCTATTATCACAGACCAACACTTCGGCGCTCGTAATGACAGCGTTGCGTTCTTGGACTTTTTCGAGAAGTTTTATGAGACAGTCTTTTTTCCTACTCTTGAACAAAATAGCATTACCACTGTTCTTATCCTCGGTGATACTTTTGATCGTCGTAAGTTTGTAAACTTCTACGCTCTTGATCGAGCTAAGAAGATGTTCTTCGATAAGCTAGAAGCTATGGGTATTCGCGTCCATATGCTAGCTGGTAATCACGACACGTATTACAAAAACACTAACGAAGTAAACTCCCCTGACTTACTTCTAACTGAGTATGCTAACATCGACGTTATCTCCAAACCTGAAACTATCACGATTGACGGTACTCAGATTTGTATGATGCCTTGGATTTGTCCTGATAACGCTCAGGCTAGTTTGGACCATATGAAAGCCACTAAGGCTGAGATTTGTATGGGTCACTTTGAAATTGCTGGCTTTGCCATGTATAGAGGTATGGAATCCCATGATGGACTTTCTAAAGAAATCTTCGATAAGTTTGATCTCGTTTTTAGCGGGCATTATCATCACCGTAGCAGCGACAAACACATCCACTACCTCGGAAACCCTTATGAACTCACTTGGCAAGATTATAACGATCCCCGAGGGTTCCACCTGTTTGATACAGATACTCGAACAATCGACTTCATCAGAAATCCTCATACAATGTTCGCCCGAGTCGAATACGACGACAAAGAAGTCGAGCCTATCGACATAGACAAAGTTGATCTAAAAGACAAGTATGTTAAACTGATCGTTGTAAATAAAACTGACTTTTATAAATTTGACCAATTCATAAAGAAGTTATATAATAAGGGTTGTTCTGATATTAAGATCGTTGAAGATATGTCCGAGTTTAACGACGGCGAAATCAACGAAGAAATTAGTTTAGAAGATACGTTGTCTGTTCTTTCCCATTATGTCGATACCGTGGAAACGGATTTGGATAAAGAAAAGATTAAAACATACATGCGAGGTTTATATACCGAAGCAGTTAACATTGAGGTTGTTTAATGATCGTTTTTGAAAGTATTGAATGGAAGAACTTCCTTTCAACTGGTAACTCCGCTAACAAGGTGTTACTGAACAAGTCAACTACAACTCTGATTATCGGTAAGAACGGCGAGGGTAAGTCTACGATTCTAGACGCCCTTTGCTTTGCTTTATTCGGCAAACCCTTCCGTAACATTAACAAGGGTCAGTTGGTTAACTCTATCAACGGTAAGAACTCTCTAGTTACTATTGAATTCTCCACCAACGGTAAAAAGTATAAAGTCATCCGTGGTATCAAACCTAACAAGTTTGAAATTTGGGCTGACGATGTATTGCTTAACCAAGACGCCGCTGCTAAAGATTACCAGAAGGTTCTTGAGCAACAAATCCTGAAGTTGAACTATAAGACGTTCACTCAAGTGGTTATCCTAGGTTCAGCATCGTTCGTTCCGTTCATGCAATTGTCGTCTGGTCAACGTAGAGAGGTTATCGAGGACATCCTTGATATTCGTATCTTCTCTACTATGAATCAGCTATTGAAAGAAAAAGCCAATGAGACACGTGAGACTATCAAGAGGATTGAAGGGGAGATTGCTACTGCGAAGACTAAGGTTGATGGACAATCGCTACTCATTAAAACTCTTACAAATGCCAAGTCAGAAGCTATTGGCTCGCTACTATCTAAAATCGAAGCTAATAACTCAGAAATACAGCGAAGCGAAACAACGGTGGCTGAGGCGCTTGCTCAAATTGCCACACTCCAACTACGAACTGCTAACAAGAGTAAGGTTGATAGTGACCTTGAAAAAGCGAAGGGGTTTAAAAGTAAACTTCTTTCCATCGTCGAGCAACACGAGCATCATGCCGAGTTCTTCAATGAGAACAGCGTTTGCCCGTCCTGCTCACAAGGTATTCCGCACGAGCATAAGGAATCCATTATTGAAGACCTGAACGGTAAGATTGAAATGGAGAATAAGCGACTGTCTGATTTGGAAGGTATCTTCAATAAGTTGAACACTGACCTAGCTGACATGAATAATGTTCTGAAAGAAATCACTGATCTGAACATTACCGTTTCAACCTACAACGCTAACATCGCTATGTTGAATAAGATGAACAAGTCACTTCAAACCGAAGTTGATGAGTCTAATATGGACACAGCTAACGTTGATGAAGAGAAGCGTAAGTTGAAAGAGCTCGCTAAAGACGCCATGGATAAAATCAATCAGAAGACTCTTCTTCAAGAACACCGTAACTTGGAAGAAGCTGCTAACCTTCTGTTGAAAGATACTGGTATCAAAACTGCTATTATCCGTGAATACTTACCTATCATGAACAAGCTGATCAATAAGTATCTGAACGCCATGGACGCTTATATCCACTTTGATCTGGATGAGTCGTTCAATGAAATCGTTAAGTCTCGTCACCGTGATGAGTTTACTTATGCGAGTTTCTCTGAAGGTGAAAAGATGCGTATCGACTTATCAATCTTGTTTACTTGGCGTCAAATCGCTAAGATGAAGAACTCAGTAAACACAAACCTGTTACTACTCGATGAGATTTTTGATTCAAGTTTGGACACAGCGGGTACTGATTACTTCTTGAACCTGATGAACACCCTCGGTGAAAACTCTAACGTGTTTGTTATCTCTCACAAAGGTGACCAACTGTTCGATAAGTTCCGAAGCGTTATCAAATTCGAGAAAGTAAACGACTTCTCTGTAATCGCTAAGAACTAACTTTTACCCCTGATGTACCCCTGATGTCATCAGGGGTTTTTCACATTGCTTGACTTTTATTCAGTTTCGTAGTATAATTGAGTATATTGTAAATGGAACTGTGATGGAAATTCAAGCAACCGATCTATCGGCTAGACTTCTAGCCACTGAGAACCTGACCGTGGTACGTTCCGCAGTGCCCACGGCTTCGTTCGATATTCAGTCACGTGTATTGACTCTGCCTATTTGGAAAGACATGACTCCCGAGATCGAGGACATGCTTGTAGGTCACGAAGTCGCACACGCCTTGTACACAGGCGAAGACTATGTTAAGCCCATCGAGGCTAACCCAAAAATCATGTCATATCTCAACGTCATCGAAGACGTTCGTATTGAGAAGCTGATCAAACGTAAGTACCCAGGATTGCGCAAGCGCATGAACGAAGGCTACAAGCAACTCAACGACCGAGACTTCTTCGGCGTTAAACAACTTCCCCTTGAAACACTTAACTTGATCGACAAGATGAACTTGTACTTCAAGGCTGGCTATCAATGCGGTGTCAAGTTTGACTCAGACGAAAAGCACTTTGTTACACGTGCCGAACGTACAGAGACCATCGAAGACGTTATTGAACTTGCTCAAGAAATTTACGACTGGTCCAAAGAGCAAGCCGAAAAGAAGAAGAAACAAAAGCAAGAAGAACAAGCTAGTAAACCTAAGAGCGACTCTTCAGACGAAGACGAAGGTGAACCAACTAGCGCTGATCCAAACACACCCCAATCCGACGATGATTGGGACGGTGACCAAGAAGAAGGTAAGAAGCCTGCTGGCGGTGACACGGGTGGTAAAGAGCAAGACATTGACGAACAACTTGAGTCTAAGACTGAACGTAACTTCAATAACAAACTCGAAACTTTGGCTGATCAAAGTACACAGTACATCTACCACAAGATGCCTAACTGTATTCCATACGATCCAGTTGTACCGTTCCAACGCATCCTGAAAGAATCTTCTAAGCTGGAAGAGATGCAGCTTGCTGAATATTACCAGCGCCGCATCTACGGTGGTACAATGCCATCCGATAAACAAGCATACCAGAAACGTCTGATCGAAGAAGTCAATAAGTTTAAAACTGATTCAACTTCAGCCGTGAACTATCTTGTAAAAGAATTCGAGATGAAGAAGTCTGCCACTCAACTCAAACGTGCTCATCAAGCTAAGTTGGGTTCATTGGATATGAAGAAGGTTTGGGGTTACAAACTGAAGGATGACCTGTTCAAACGTGTAACTGTATTACCCGATGGTAAGAACCACGGTATGCTATTCCTCTTGGATTGGTCTGGTTCCATGGACACAGTTATTGAGGATACTCTGAAACAGGTTATCAACTTGGCTATGTTCTGTAACAAGGTTCAAATTCCATACCGTGTTCTGGCTTTCACTTCTCAGTACCCACTAGACACTGCTGAGCGCAGTATGGTCAGCGATACTGATTATAGAATGCGCAGCATGACTGAAGGTCAAATGGTTACATGGCGTGGTTTCCACTTGTTGGAGTTGTTCAGTAACCGTATGTCCATGTCGGAATTTAATACCATGATCAAACGTGTTATGGATAAGCGATTCTTTTGGAACAAAGGTTACGATCTAGGTGGCACACCTTTGAACGAAGCCCTTGTGTGGGTTTACCATAACCTTGGTTACTACATGCGCGAAAACCGTATCGAGAAGATGAACTTCATTACTCTGTCTGACGGCGCTGGCTCTCATCTAAATTCAACGATGAGTCTACCCAAGCGAAACTATGTGAACGGTAAGATGGTTAATATGCGTCACTTGGTACGTGATGATGTAACTAAGAAGTCATATCCAATTGATATCGAACAACAAACCGAATCAATCCTCAAGATGATTAAAGACCGCCACGGCTGTAAGGTTGTTGGTTTCTATATCTGTCAAAACCGCAAGTATGCTTTGGGTTCAGCTGTCAAGGATAACCTTTCTGCGTTTAGAGGTGACGTCTCTGATATGATTGATATCATGCGCAAAGACTTCAAAGACAAAGGCTTCTATTCGCTACACGGTAGCGGTCGTGATGACTTGTTTATTGTTCCAGCTGAAGCTACTCAGATTGACGAAGGTACTCTTGAAGTGACCGCCGATATGAACTCTCGAGCTTTGTCTCGCAACCTTGGAAAATATCTGAATACTAAGAAGACAAGTCGGATTTTACTTTCCAAGTTCATTGACTACGTGGCTTGACTTTTATTAAGAAGTCAGGTATAATTGATTTATTGTTATGGAGATTGTGATGAGTAATACAGAATTTCGCGAGTCGTTCGACTCTAAACTCAACGAGATGTACCCTGAGGTTTACCAGACGGGTCAAGTTTCCCGTCAACAGATTGTGTCTGTTATGGAAACCCTTGGTACAGCTAAATGGCCAATGTGGCATATGAAGACTAAACTAGACCGTGGCTTGTACGCCATTGATGGTGGCGCACCCCAAGGTGAAGTCGCCGAAACTAAACAGAAAGAAGTTGTTTTGGAAGACACTACATCGCTGGTTCCTAAGAAGGATCCTAACTATGTTCCATTCGGTAACCACGCTGATGTTGAGAACATTATCAAGTCTGGTATTTTCTATCCAGTCTACATCTCTGGTCCAACTGGTAACGGTAAGTCCACGATGGTTGAACAGATTTGCGCCAAGCATAAGAAGGCTCTCATCCGTGTAAACTTGAACATGATGACTGACGAAGAGCAGTTGATCGGTTCCAAGACTCTGGAAGACGGCAACGTTGAGATTGTTGAAGGACCAGTTCTTATCGCCATGCGTACAGGTTGTACTTTACTGTTGGACGAAATTGACGCTGGCGCTGCTAACACTCTATTGTGTCTCCAACCTATTCTTGAAGGCAAGCCATACTACTTCAAACTGAAGAACGAAATCATCGTTCCAGCTGCAGGCTTTAATATTCTTGCCACAGCTAACACCAAAGGTAAAGGTTCAGACGACGGTCGTTACATCGGCACTAACATTCTGAACGAAGCCTTCTTGGAGCGTTTCGCTGTAACATTCAACCAAGAATATCCATCGGCTAAAATCGAAGGTAAGATTATCTCCAATCTGATGGAGCACTACGGTTGCGCCGATGAAGAGTTCTCTGAGACTTTGGTTAAGTGGGCTGATGCTATCCGTAAGACTTTCGATGACGGTGGCGTCGACGAAACTATTACAACTCGTCGTATGACTCACATCGTTCGCGCCTTCGCTATTTTCAAGAAGCGTGAAAAAGCCGTTGAATTGTGCTGTAACCGATTCGACTCGGCTACTAAGGAAGCCTTCATGCGATTGTATGACAATGTGGCGAATCCTGTTGCTGAACAAGCTCCAGCCAAAGCATACCTGACGCCAACCGTGGAAGACACGGAAGTGCCGTTCTAAAAAGTAAACCTTTCGGTTTACTTCAAGAAACTTGTAGAAAATGCTTGACTTTAATTCCAAATTCAAGTATAATACTTGTATAGCTAGAGAAAGCTATGTTGAAAAACTTTGAAAAGGACTTTATTATGTTGAAATTCTCTGACCTGACCCTCGCCCAAAAACGCTTCATCGTTGCCGTCATCGAGCATACCCCTGCTCTGAAAAAGACAGCTAAGATTACACTCAAAGAGTGTGGCGCTATCTATGACGCTCTTCGCGAACAACGTGAAGGTGTTAAGGGTGAAAAGATTGGTTATCCTAACTGGCTGTTCAAAGCCAATAAAATCGAACGTGGTATGTACCAACTTCCCGTTCCGACCGCATCGGAATTGTCCGACTTTGCCAAAGCATTGACTGTTAAGACAGCCAGCCCCGTGGTCAAAGCCAAGGTCAAGGTTGCTAAGCTGGCTAAAGCCAAAGCTGCACCTAAAACAAAACCTGTCGCTGAAAAAGCCGACACTCCGCTCAAAGGTTCTCGACTGGTGCAAATCATCGACGAATCAGCAGCCTACGATGAGGACGTTGAAGACTTCAACGCTATCCTCCGCGAAAACGGCATCGAAGTTTAATCCAAGCAGAGAGGGATCACCATCACCTCTTTGCTTTTCATCATGATGGTATATAATGGAGAGTTTATGTCTAAACACACTAACCTGTTGAATCACTTGAAAAACGGTCACGAAGTGACTGCAAAACAAATCACTGGCACTTTCGGTATTAAGAACGCCAGTCGTGCTGTGAACTACTTGCGTGAGCAAGGTCACTGCGTGTACGCTAACAAGGTTGTCTTGTCTGACGGCACTGACGGTACTAAGTTCCGTATCGGCAAACCAAGCCGTAACATGGTTGCCTTGGCTCAATCCGTAATGGGTGCCTCTGCTTTCACACGATAAGTGAAACATATAAGGGTGTCCCAGCACCCTTATGTATTTTCATTGGAGAGAATATGGCTACTAAAAAAGAAGCACCCGATGGGCGCAAGTTTGATAACGATAAACTTCGTTACGATTTAATTCCACCTCTAGCTCAAGCAGAGATGGTCAAGGTTCTGACGTTTGGTGCGCAAAAGTATGCGCCTGATAATTGGCAACTGGTTCCTGATTCCAAGCGACGTTACTTTGCTGCAATGGAGCGTCATGTGTGGGCTTGGAAAATGGGTGAACAAGTTGACCCTGAATCTGGTATTCATCACTTGGCTCACGCTATGTGTTGTTTGGCTTTCTTGTATGAACATGACGTCAAGTATAGTAAGGATTCAAAATGATACGTGGTATCTTAGCGTTCCTAGCCGTATGGGCTATTGTGTTCTTCGGTATCAGTCTTTTCTGGCACGCAACCCGTTCAGATAAGGTTGATTTTATCAAAGCTGGTGGTTATGGTCTAATGACTGCCGCTGTTGCTTTGTGGTTGTTGGTTGGTATTGTTTACATATTTTAAGGATATATCATGAAACGTTTTGTCTCTATGGCAATTTTGGCAGCTGCAGTTCTTATGACTGGCTGTACTCGTATTGAAACTGGCGAAGTTGGTCTTCGTAAAGGTTTCGATAAACAGGTGAGCGGTAACGAACTGTTGCCAGGTTCTTTTAACCAAACATTGGTCGGTGAAGTTCTGACATTCCCCATCAAAGATGTGGCTGTTAAGATCGACGACTTGAATCCATTGGCTGCTGATAACAGCACCATGAAAGACTTTGACTTGACTGTTATCTATAACATCAATCAAGCCTCTGTGTCCGATTTGTATAACACTAAAAACAAATCGTTCCACGCCTTGCACGATGGCGACACATACCTGATGTTTAACTACATCTTCAACGCTGCTCGTAATGCGTCATACAAAGCCGCTCGTAAGCACGAAGCCCTTGTAATGGCTGATAACCGTCAAGCTATGGAAGCTGATATCCGTGCGACTTTGATTGAAACTCTCAAAGACGAAAAGCTGGACGGTATGATCACCGTGTCTCAGGTTCTGGTTCGTAGCGTTATTCCCGCTGACTCAATCGTAGCCTCTGCTAACGAATTGGTTCGTGCTAAGAACGCCTTCAAGCAAAAAGAAGTTGAAGTGCAAACTGCCAAGAAAGAAGCTGAACGTATCGCTGCTTTGAATGCTAACGCTGGCGCTATCCAATACATGGACGCTCAAGCTCGTATGAACTACTCTGAAGCTGCTAAGATTCAAGCTCAAGGTATCGCTAACTTCAAAGGTGGTACTCTGGTTCTTGGTGGTCCATCTCCTGTGTTGAACGTGGGTAAGTAATATGGACGATATCCTAGCAATTATTATCTTCTTCGTCGCCTGTTGCATTACAGGTTTGTTTATCCGAAGTATGATTAAGGCTCATAACGCTAAAGTTGAAGCCGAGCTGAAACGCCAACAAGCTATCGCAGAAGCCCGTGCAACGGATACCCGTGAGCGCGAGAAGCTTCGCCGCCAAGCTGATGAGGCTCGTAAAAGTTTGGCTCAGGCTCACTTGGAAGAAACATTCTCAGTGCCTCGTAAGAAGCGTACCTTCGTGAAGCGTGAAGAGTCTACTGTACCACCTCGTGGTAAAGAGACGACAGTGACTTATACTCCATCGCCTACACAATCGGTTCAATCGTCTAACATTCTTAGCGATATCGCCGATGTAGCTATGATCGCTAACACTATCCATCACTGGAATGATAATAGTCGTTCTGAACCTGTTCGTGAAGAACGCAGCGTTGGTGTAAGTAAGTCTGAAAGTTCTTGGGGTTTTGACGACAGCGATTCTCGCAAGTCAATCTCCAGTTCGATGGATACATCTAGTTCGTATTCGTCAAGTTCTAGCGATTCTTCCTCTTCTTGGAGTTCGTCAGATTCGTCTAGTTCGGTAAGCTCGGACTGGTAAATAAATTTGCCTTGGAAGCGATTTTAAGGCATAATTGATTCTATATAGTAATGATACATTTTGATTAGGAGAAAATATGAAATTATCTAAAGATACCCTCGCCCTTTTTAAGAACTTCGCTGGCATTAACAGCAACCTTCTTTTGAAGCAGGGTACTAAATTGTCAACCATTTCCGCTCAGAAGAACGTGATGGCTGATGTGACCGTGACTGAGACATTCCCAGACTTCGGCATCTATGACCTCAATGAGTTCTTGGGCGCTATGAGTTTGTTCGATGATCCAGAATTGACATTCACTGACAAAGTGTGTAAGATTACCCAAGGTAATATGAGCATCAAGTATTTTGCCGCTGACGCTTCAGTGCTTACTGCTCCAACAAAGGCTATCACTTTCCCAGCAGACGCTGAAGTGAACTTTGACCTGACTAACCAGATGTTGACTATGATCCAACGTACAGCTTCAGTGCTTCGTGCGTCAGACGTATCCATCGTTGGTTCTGATGGTAAGATTACTCTTGTCGTTGGTGATAAGAAGAACACAACTGGTAACTCTTTCCAAGAGCCAGTCGGTGAGACTGATAAGACTTTCAAGGTGAACTTGAAGGTTGAAAACTTGAAGATGATTCCTGGCGATTACGCTGTTAGCGTATCTAGCAAGAAGATTTCCCGCTTCAAGTCTACAACACAAACCGATTTGGTTTACTACGTTGCCGTTGAAGCCGACTCTTCTTTCGACGTCTAACTTGAGTTGACTTTCTGAGGGAATAGGGTTATAATTACTCTATTCCCTCTTTTTCATTATGGAGATATTATGATTGAATCGAACGATAACCAGTTCTTGTGGGTTGAAAAATACCGTCCTAAAACTATTGATGAGTGTATCCTTCCTGCTAACCTGAAGCAGACATTTAAGGATTACGTTGCTCAAGGTCAACTTCCACATATGCTTTTGTGTGGTACAGCTGGCGTTGGTAAGACCACTATCGCCAAAGCCCTATGTAACGAAATCGGTGCTGAATACATTATCCTGAACGGTTCAGATACAGGCGGTCATATCGACACGCTGCGTACTGTGATCAAAGGCTTTGCTACAACCGTATCGCTTACTGACTCTAAGAAGGTTGTTATCCTTGATGAGGCTGATTACCTTCAAGCCAACTCTACACAACCTGCGCTTCGTAACTACATGGAAGAGTTCAGTGCTAACTGCCGCTTCATCTTTACATGTAACTACAAAAACAAAATCATTGAGCCACTTCACAGCCGTTGCGCCGTGGTTGAGTTCAAGATCGAAGGTAAAGACAAACAAACCCTAGCTGCACAGTTCTTCAAACGTGCCACACAAATTCTTAAACAAGAAGGCGTGGAGTTTGATCCAAAGGTTGTAGCTGAACTTGTCACTAAGCACTTCCCTGACTGGCGTCGTGTGTTGAACGAACTTCAACGCTACTCGGTGTCTGGTAAGATTGACTCAGGTATTCTGATTAACTTGTCTCAAGACTCGTTCAAAGACCTGATCAATAATATGAAGGAGCGTAACTTCACCGAAGTTCGTAAGTGGGTCGCTAAGAACTCTGACGCCGATACAACTGCGTTGTTCCGCGACTTGTACGATAACGCCAACGACTATGTCGAAGCCTCTACTATCCCGAATCTGATTTTGATTCTGGCTGAGTATCAGTATAAGGCTGCTTTCGTCGCTGACCATGAATTGAACATCATGGCTGCTATGACCGAAGTTATGGTTCAATGTAAGTTCAAGTGAGGTTGATATGAGTGAAATCTTGTCATTAGTTTTTGTTATGTTCGTTGGTGTCGCGATTGGCTGGTATGCTCGCGAGCAAGTCGCCGTGAATAAAATCGAATCACTCCGTGAAGAAATCAAACAGAACGTTCAAGCTAACTCTATGCGCATTCGCCTAGAGAAAGAAAAAGAAGTTCTGTACGCTTATGATTTTGATACTGATAAGTTCTTGGGACAAGGCGAATCGTTCACAGCTCTGGACGAAATCCTCGCTGAGAAGTTCCCAGGAAAGACCTTCGTGGTAACCGATGAGAACCTAGACGAAGTTGGTATCAAGTTATGAGCCCATTTGACTTCATTAATGCTATTAACCTGACGAAAGAGAATCTATTTAAAGACCTTCAGAACGACAAAGACTATGCACCATTTTTGGTAAACAGGGGTTTGTCTTACTTCCACGATACCGTTCATCAGGCTAACGCTATGAATATTCATAGTGCTATCCCCAAGGAATGGCAATTTCAGTTTCTACTAAATAGTATCGCTAAGAAGAAACGTTTCAGTAAATGGGCTAAAAAAGAAACAGCCTCTGATAAGTTACTTCTAGTACAGGAATATTACGGGTATTCCAGTGAAAAGGCTGCCGAGGCTCTTGAGCTTTTATCGGCAGAACAATTGAAACTTATAGAAGAAAAATTAAATAAAGGTGGAAGATAATGACTGTCGAAATGATTTACTACGACTGGACACCCGATTCTATGCTAGAGGTTACGCTCTCTGAACCAGATAACTTTTTGAAGGTTCGCGAAACTCTTACTCGTATCGGTATTGCGTCTAAGAAAGAGAACACACTGTATCAGTCTTGCCATATTTTACATAAGCAAGGACGTTACTTCATTGTTCACTTCAAGGAATTGTTTGCCCTAGATGGCAAGGATTCAAATATTACAGCCTCAGATATTGAGCGTAGAAATGCTATTGCTTCTCTACTTCAAGACTGGGATTTGCTAAAGATCGTTACGGCGACCAAAGCAGATAACAAGGCTTCTTTGTCTCAGATTAAAGTCGTTTCCTTCAAGGAAAAACAAGACTGGAATCTGGTGGCAAAATATAACATTGGTAAGAAAATTCGCCCACAAGCGGAATAAATACTTGTGTCCCTACCTTGGGAGCGTTTGACGTTACGCGAACAGGCGTCCGGATGAATAAGACTGCACCCCGTCAGTGTGCGCTGGAGAAAGTAACCAGCACCTACCATGCTTCGGGTGGTAGAATTTAATCAACTCGCTTAATAGGAGAAACTATGACTACAAAACCATTCATCCCTTCGTTCTTTGCCAAAGATACATTCAAGGAGTTCGATAAGTTCTTTTTGGACTTTGACGGACAAGTTGCCAAGATGCAACAATTCCATGACGACATGGCTAAGAATATCCCCAACTATCCCCCATTCAACGTTCGTAAGATCGACGATAAGAACTACACGATTGAAATCGCTGTGGCAGGTTTTGCTACACACGAAATTGACGTGGAGCTTGACGGTGGTAAGTTGACTGTTAAGGGTAACTCTAATTCAGAGAAGCCAACTGACTACATCTTCAACGGTATCGCTACTCGTGCGTTCACTCGTACTTGGGCAATCGGCGATGAGTATAAAGTTGAGAACGCTGAACTTTTGAACGGTATCCTTAAGATCGCTTTGGAGCGTCTTATCCCTGAAGCTAAGAAGCCTGTGAAGGTTCCTGTTAAAGCTAAAGGCGAGAAGCAATTCTTGAACGATTAAAAGACGGGAGCTTCGGCTCCCTTTTAGTTTATGACACCAAGAAAACTATCTGTATTAGATAAGCAAAAACTTATCAATCATTTAACAACCCTTCGCGGAGAAGACCGCCGACTACGTTTCGGTGGAACAGTATCTGACGATTACATTATTAGCTACATCACTAAGTCGTTTGACACAGACTGTAAATGGTTCGGGGTTGATCATATTGACGGTATGCTTGTGGCTGCTTGTCACGCTACAATCGCCGACGGTGAAGCTGAGTTAGGTTGCTCGGTAGACCCTGATTATAGAAACCAAGGTTACGCTCAAGCTATGTTTGACCGTGCCGTTACTTGGCTTCGTACTCGTGGTATCACTGAAGTGTTTATGCATTGCCTCTCAGAAAATGGAGCCATGAAACATATCGCTCGTAAGAATGATATGACTGTCGTTTCAGAGTACGGTGAGTCAGACGCCACTGTACATATTGAACCTGCTACGCCGATAACGTTAGCTGAAGATGTTTACCTTGACCGTATCGCTTTATATGATATGTACGTCAAGAATAACTTTAATGCATTTGATTTCTACTGGAGACGAAATCGTACCTAAGTATTGGTATGAAAGCTAAAATAACCACCAACCTGATTTCATTCCCCGCAATTCGTCGAGGGGAGTGGATATTAAAAGTCTCCGTGTTTAAAAATAAACAGGTTATGGTTATGGCTATGAATTGTTATGATATGGAAGATATAAGAGTGAGATTCTTTATGGGACATAATCAGGCAGCGGATTTTATTGAACAACTTATTATAGAGGAATAGTATGACTATCAAAGTATTTAAAATGATCAACGGTGAAGAATTGATCGGGGCAACAACTAGCGAATCTGCTATCGGTTACCATATTGACAAACCAGCTAGCATTATGTTGCAGCAAACTCCAGACGGTAAAATGGGCGTGGGTATTGCTCCATATATGCCATATGCAGATGGTAAGGTATTCCTTTACAAAACTGCCATTGCCGCTGAAGCAACTCCAGATGTCCAAATGGAAAACGAATACAACCGTTTGTTCGGTTCAGGTATCCAAATCATGGGCGCTGGCGCTCTTGCTGGACTATAACCTAAAGTATTACTTTCAAAGCCACCTTCGGGTGGCTTTTTTCATTGAAAGTGCTTGACTTTAATTCAGGTTCGTAGTATAATTATTGTATACTAGGAGGAATTGATGCGTGCTTTCCAAGAAACCACAAAAGACTGGCTTCACCCCTGCCCGAATCACATCTACTATCTGACCGACGACAAGTCTAAGATGGTTGCTTTTTATAATGTAAACACTGGTAAGGTTACGAAGTTTAAGAATGCGATCGGCTTCTCTACTCGTTATCGTACCTTTAAGGAATTGAAATGAACATTAATGCTTTTTTGAACGACCTCGCTTCTAACAACGGTCGCCTGTTTAAAACTGAACAGCTTGAACTCAATCGTAACGATACAACCCTGCGTGAAGTTGTACGTCTAGCCCTAGACCCGTTCACTCAATTCTATATCCGTAAGATTCCAGCTTACACTCCAAACACTACAGACCATGCGGCATCTTTGGCATCTATGTTGCCAGCCCTTTATGACCTTCGTGAACGTATCGTCACAGGTCACGCCGCAATTGATCACCTTACACGCATTCTCGAAGCCGTGAACCCTGATGACGCTAAAGTCATTGAACGTATTATTCAAAAGGATTTGAAATGTGGAGTCTCCGTATCAACAGCAAACGCCGTGTGGACTGGCTTGGTGCACGAATATCCAGTAATGTTGTGCAGCCCATTCGAACAGAAGCTCGTGGACAAAATCAAGTTCCCAGCCTACGTTCAATTGAAGATGGACGGTATGCGGTTCAACGCAATCGTTCGGGATGGCAAAGTGGAGTATCGCTCTCGCAATGGCAAAGAAATTCAACTACTCGGAAACCTTGACGAAGACTTCATCAAGATGGCTGGTATCGTTGATTGCGTCTTTGACGGTGAACTTCTAGTAGAAGAAAACGGGTTGACTCTTGATCGTCAAACTGGTAACGGTATTCTGAACAAAGCTAACAAAGGTACAATCACTGCCGCTGACGCTGCTAAGGTTCGCGCCACTGTTTGGGATGTTATCCCTTACATCATGTTTGTTTCTGGTGAGTGTGGTGCTCCATACTCCAAGCGTCTAGATAGTTTGTCTCTGTTGATTGATACTCATAAGCCAGAGAAGGTTTACCGAGTTGCTAGCACTGAAGTTGCTACAATCGAAGAAGCCAACGTTCTCTTCGAAGAATATCTCGCCGCTGGTCAAGAAGGTATCATCCTGAAAGACAAAGCCAGTATCTGGGAAGACAAACGCTCCAAGGGTCAAATCAAGTTCAAAGGCGAACTCGAATGTGACTTGAAGATTGTAGGTATCGAAGAAGGTACAGGCAAGTATGCTGGTATGCTCGGCGCTTTGATTCTCGAATCAGACGATGGCGTTATTAAGGTTCGTGCTGGCTCTGGCTTCTCTGATGAACAGCGTAAGCAAGGCAAGGAAGTTATCGGTAAGATCGCTGCTATCAAGTATAACATGCGTATCAAAAACAAGGCTGGTGACGAATCTCTGTTCCTCCCGATCGTTCTCGAAATTCGCGATGATAAGACTGTCGCTGATAGTTCTAAGGATATCAAATGAGTACATATAATCCAGACTCGTGGGTTGTTTTGAAATTTACCCATAGCGGTAAAACCACATACAAAGTTTTGGCTAACTTCGGTGGCAGTTACTTGTATGGTTCAAGCTGGAAACTGAACAGCGGTGTCACTAATGTCGAAGTTGACGGTGATTACCTTTTGTTCAGTGGATATAGTGGTAGCGTGTACCGTTGCCACAAACAAAGTTATTGTATGCGTGGTTTAATGAACGCCGTTTACTCGTCGTTCCTTGACCAAGTCAAAGAGAACCCATCATACACTATGGAACTAATGGATGAAGCCACTGACTTTACATCCATTGATTATAAGGATTAAGAATGTTTTTATTCGACGTTGAAACGTTGGGTGTTGATTCAAATGCAGTCATTCTATCGGCTGCTTTGATTCATTTTGACCTGAACGAAAAACCAGATTACCAAAAGCTCTTGGACGATGCTTGCTTTGTCAAGTTCGATGCCATCGAGCAAATCAAAATGGGTCGCAAGGTTGACCCTGATACACTAAATTGGTGGAAGAAACAGCACGAGTATATTCGTGGCGTTTCATTGGAACCTTCTGCTAAGGATATGTCCGCAGCCGATGGTATCGCTCATATGATGAATTACATGGCTATGATTCCTGAAGCTCGCAAACAAACAATGTGGGCTCGTGGTTCATTGGACCAAATCGTCATCGACCACCTTACAGGTAAACTTGACTTACAAACAATTACCGACTATAATAAGTGGAGAGATGTAAGAACAGCTGTCGATATTCTATATGGAACATCCAATGGCTACTGTGAAGTTGATCATCCAACGTTCAACCGTGCCGCAGTTATCAAGCATCATCCAGTTCACGATTGCGCATATGACGCAATGATGTTAATGTATGGGAAACAAGTTTAATGGAATTTTACACAAGCGTTCACGCCGCTGGTGACAAGATCTTGGTTCGTGGTTATGAAAACGGTCGTGCATACAACCGCCGTATTGACTACCAACCAACTCTGTATGTCAACTCTAAGAGTCGAACTAAGTTTATGACCTTGGACGAAACGTATGTTGACGAAGTAAAACCTGGCTCAATTCGTGAGACCAGAGACTTCGTTAAACGTTACGATGGCGTCCAAGGCTTTTCTGTTTTTGGTCAAACCAATTATGCGTATCAGTACATCTCTGATACCTATGACGGCGATATCAACTGGGACATCGAACAGTTTAAAATCTTCACGGTTGACATTGAGACTAAGACCGAAGGTGGCTTCCCTGATATTAAAACCGCCAACGAAGAAGTTCTACTGATCACCGTCAAGGATTATACATCCAAAAAGATTATCACGTTCGGTACTCGCGCATTCGTGCATAACCGCGATGACCTAGTCTATATCCACTGTAATGACGAACTCCACCTCTTGAAAGAGTTCATGATTTGGTGGCAAGGTAACTATCCAGATATTATCACTGGATGGAATACAGACTTCTTCGACGTACCTTATTTGGTTCGTCGTGTTGAACGTGAACTCGGCGAGTCAATCGCTAAGAAGTTCTCTCCATGGGGTATGATCTCCGAACGTCGCACCTTCATCAAAGGTAACGAGGAAATCCACTACACCATTACTGGTATCTCTCAGTTGGACTATCTTGAGCTGTATAAGAAGTACACCTACAAGAAGCAAGAGTCCTACAAGTTGGACTACATCGCCGAGCAAGAACTCAACGATGCTAAGAAAGAGAACCCAGGAACTAGCTTCAAAGACTTCTATACAAACTACTGGCAACAGTTCGTGGAATATAACATCCACGACGTTGAGTTGGTTGATATGTTCGAAGATAAGATGCGCCTGTTGGAACTACACTTGACTATGGCATATCAGGCTAAGATTAACCCTGAAGATGTTTACTCTCAAGTTCGTATGTGGGACGCCATCATTTATAACCACCTTCGTAAGAAGGGTATCGTTATTCCGATGAAGACTCACAGCACAAAAGATGCTCAGTTTGAAGGTGCGTATGTTAAAGACGTTCAAGTTGGCGCTCATAAGTGGGTGGCTTCGTTTGACTTGAACTCACTGTATCCTCACTTGATCATGCAGTACAATATCTCCCCAGAGACTTTGACTCATGAGAAGATCTCGTGTACCGTGGATGGCTTGTTGAATCAAGAAGTTGATACATCATACGCTCACCGCCGTGACCTTTCTATGACTGCCAACGGCTGGTGCTATCGTAAAGACATCAAAGGGTTTATGCCTGAGTTGATGGAAACGATGTACAAAAACCGTTCCAAGTTCAAGAAGCAGATGTTGGCTGTTGAGCAGCAGTTCGAACACGATAAGAAGAATAACAACCTTCGTAAAGAGATTAGCCGATTGAATAACCTTCAAATGGCTATGAAGATTGCTTTGAACTCCGCTTATGGTGCGATGGGTAACGCATACTTCCGTTACTTCGATATTCGTATGGCTGAAGGTATTACATTGTCTGGTCAGTTGTCCATTCAGTGGATGGCTAACGCTCTTAACAAGTACATGAACAAGGCATTGAAGACTGTCGATAAAGACTACGTCATTGCTATTGATACTGACTCGATCTACTTGACCATGGAACTTTTGGTTGAGCGTACTTGCGAAGGTAAGACTACCGAACAGAAAATCCGTTACATGGATAAAGTATGTGAAGAGATCTTCCAGCCGTTCATTGATAACACGTATCAAAGCCTCGCTGATTACATGAATGCATTCGAACAGAAGATGCAGATGAAGCGCGAAGTGTTAGCCGACAAGGGTATTTGGATCGCCAAAAAGAACTATGTGCTGAACGTACATAACTCTGAAGGTGTTCAATACGCCACTCCTAAGCAAAAGGTTCTTGGTTTGGCTATGGTTCGTTCTTCAACTCCAGCGGTTATTCGTAAAGAGTTGCGTCAGTCGGTTGATCATATTCTTCACGGTGATGAAAAGTCTGTGCAAAAGTATATCGCTAAGTATAAAGAGACGTTCGACCAATTCCCTGTTTCAGCGATTGCGTTTCCTCGTGGCGTGTCTGGTATGAAGCAGTATGCTGGTTCTCCGATCTATGCACCGAAGACTCCGATGGCTGTACGTGCGGCTTTGCTATATAATCACTACATCAAACGACACGGTCTCGAACAACGTTACCCGTTGATTCGCGAGGGTGATAAAATTAAGTTTGTGTATCTTAAAATGCCGAACCCTATCCGTGAAAACGTTATGGCGTTCTCCACGGAAATCCCGCCAGAGTTCGGTCTAAATAACTTTATTGATTACGATACACAGTTCGAGAAGGTTTTTGTTGAACCGTTAAAAACAATTATGGAACCTCTAAACTGGTCAGCGGTAGAAGTGTCGTCCCTAGAAGATTTTTTTGGATAAGGAAATATATGAAAGTTTTGAAATTTGCGGCATCTTGGTGCCAACCCTGTAAGATGTTGAGCCGTGTATTCGAAGACGCCTCTGACAAGATTACAACCCCTGTCGAGGAAGTCGACATTGATGCGAATATGGCACTTGCTAAGCAATATGGTATTCGTGGTGTCCCGACCCTAGTCATTGTAGACGACGCAGGTAAAGAAGTGAAGCGCCAGTCAGGTATGATGACTGAAGCGCAATTGTTGGAATTTTTGAAAGGTTAATTATGAGCATTCTAGATCGTATTAAAAAGAACTCAACTATTAAGGATACATCTGTCCTTTCTAAGTCTAAGTTCTTCACTAAGAAGGATATGATTCCTACTTCCATTCCAGTCATTAACGTGGCTTTGTCTGGTCGTTTCGACGGTGGCTTGACTCCAGGTCTTACTATGTGGGCTGGTCCATCGAAGCATTTTAAAACAGCGTTCAGCCTTTTGATGGCTAAGGCTTACTTGGACAAGTACGAAGACGGCGTTGTGTTGTTCTATGACTCTGAGTTCGGTACTCCACAGTCATACTTTGACGCATTCGGTATTGACACCGAGCGAGTTATCCATACGCCAATCACCGACATCGAGCAATTGAAGTTCGACGTTATGGCTCAGTTGAAAGAAATCAACCGTGGCGATCACGTGATTATCGTTATTGACTCTATCGGTAACTTGGCTTCTAAGAAAGAAGTCGAAGACGCTTTGGATCAAAAGTCAGTCGGTGATATGACCCGTGCTAAACAAATGAAGTCTTTGTTCCGTATGGTTACACCTCACTTGACTATCAAAGACATTCCTATGGTAGTTGTTAACCACACCTACATGGAAATCGGTATGTTCCCTAAAGCCATCGTTGGCGGTGGAACTGGCGCTTATTACTCTGCTGACAATATCTTCATCTTGGGTCGCCAACAAGAAAAAGACGGTACTGAAGTCGTCGGCTACAACTTTATTATCAACGTTGAAAAATCTCGTTATGTTCGCGAAAAATCTAAAATCCCTGTTTCCGTATCTTTTGATGGCGGTATTAGCAAGTGGTCTGGTCTACTTGATCTTGCACTCGAGTCAGGACACGTTATCAAGCCTAGCAATGGTTGGTATTCGAAAGTAGACATGGAGACTGGCGTAGTTGAAGACAAGAAGTATCGTATCAAGGATACAGATACCAAAGACTTCTGGCTACCTCTGTTGACTCAAAAGTCATTCTATGAGTTTGTGAAAACAAAATACTCAGTGGGTCAAATCGAGATGGTTCAATCCGATGAATTGGATAAAGCCCTCGAAGAATTGGACTTCGAAGAAGATGCTTAAAGACTACGAAGTCTTGGAAGAAACATCCAAAGGTCAACACTTAATAAAGTTGACTTCTGGAGTTTTTTCAGGTATAATTTACTCTTACGGTGCGGTTTCTTTTGAGGAAGGAACCGATGAAGCCAAGATGAAATTCGACTACGATGTCCATACGGGTATTGTAGTTGACACTAAAGATTTTGAACAAGTGATTGGTAATGTGCTTATTGATATTCTCACTGAGCAACTTGCCAAGAACGAGATAGTATATACAGGCGGCATTGATGAGAATAGAACAACAGATTCTGAGTAACCTTATGTTTGATGAAGCGTATTGCCGAAAGGTAATTCCGTTTCTAAAGCGTGAGTATTTCTCGGATCGTAAAGAGTCGGTGATCATGACCCAGATCGTTGACTTCTTCAACAAGTATAACAAGCCTCTTACTCCAGAGATTCTGAGTATTGAGGTGAGTAATGCTAAAGGTGTCACTGATAAAGAAGTCGGTGATATCGGCACGTACATTAAAGAGACTCTGGTTCAGGCTCCAATCAACCAAGATTGGTTAGTTGAGAACACTGAGAAGTTCTGTAAAGACCGTGCCGTGTACCTTGCTATCATGGGTGCTATTAAAATCTACGAAGGTAAAGACGGTACTCATACCCCTGATGCTATCCCTGCTTTAGTATCTGACGCCCTCGCTGTGTCGTTCGACTCTAGCGTTGGTCACGATTACCTTGATGACTTCGCTTCACGTTATGATTACTATCACCGTATTGAAGAGAAGATTCCGTTCGACTTGGATATGTTTAACAAAATCACTAAGGGTGGTTTGTCCAAGAAGACTCTGAATATCTGTTTGGCTGGTACTGGTGTTGGTAAGTCCCTGTTCATGTGTCACGTTGGCGCTTCCTGTTTAGTGCAGGGAAAAAACGTTCTATATATTACTATGGAAATGGCAGAGGAACGAATCGCTGAACGTATTGACGCGAACTTGTTGAACCTGTCCATGGATGAATTGAAGGTTGTTGATAAAGATATCTACGAGAGCCGTATTCAAAAGCTGGTTAAGAAGACTCAAGGTAAACTGATTGTTAAAGAATACCCCACTGCTTCTGCTCACGCTGGTCACTTCCGTGCTTTGCTGGAAGAACTAAAACTGAAACGTGACTTTGCTCCAGATATCATCTTTATTGACTATCTAAATATTTGTTCCTCTCAGCGTATGAAGCAAGGTGGTTCGGTTAACTCCTACACTTATGTTAAAGCTATCGCTGAAGAACTCCGTGGATTGGCAGTTGAATATAATGTACCGATTGTATCTGCGACTCAGACTACTCGTTCAGGTTACACTAACAGTGACCCAGGACTTGAAGATACTTCTGAATCGTTCGGTTTGCCTGCTACCGCTGACTTTATGTTTGCGTTGGTTTCTAATGAGGAACTTGAGCAGTTGAACCAGATTATTGTTAAGCAATTGAAGAACCGTTATAACGATCCATCGTATTTCAAGCGATTCGTTATCGGTGTTGATAGAGCTAAGATGAAACTATATGATGTTGAAGCCTCTGCTCAAGAAGGATTATCTGACGCTGGTCATGTAAAAGATGATAAGCCGTTATTCGATAAGAGCGATTTTGGATCACGTATGAAAGAAAGCCAACGTGATTTCCAAGGGTTTAAGTTTTAAGGAGAAGAGAAATGAGTGAAGTTAAAGTTGTTGTTTTGGATGCGCCTGATGTTACACCTCGTTCCGATTTGATCGGTACTTGGCTAGACGAGAGTCACTACCATACTTTGGTACAATCCGATATGGACTTGTACTTGCCGCCTAAGTGTGCCACTGAGATTGGCGCTGAAGACTGCGACAAAGAATGCGGTAACTGTACTAAAGCGTTGAACGAACAGAACATTGTCTTCAAGTTCCGTAAGAACTACTTCTCTCCTGAGATGGTTAAGTCTGCCTACGAAGGTCTACGTGACGCAGCTGTTGAAACACAGAACCGTGGCATCGCCGCTGGTCCACGTGGTGAGAAACTTCTAGGTCGCGACTGGGTTACGGCTTATCAATGGGAAGTTCTAGAAGCGTTCCAAAAAGGTAAAGCCAACTTGACTGGTGACGATCCTATCGAAGCCATCAAAGCTAAGTTCGCTGATAACAAAGACATTATGTCTAACCGTTCTCAAGTATGGCTCCGCGACTCTGTAGCTGATCAAAACTTCCAGTTCGATGACTGGGTCGAGAAAGCTCGTCGTATGGAACCAGCTGCAGCTTCTGATGAAGCTAAGTGGGTCGAGAACGAATTGATCTCCAAGACAACTTATGCTAACCCTGTTAACTCAGGTATCGCTGGTTGGTATGATCGCTATCCACGTATCCCTTACGGTCGTGCTACGTCATACACTGAAAAGAACCCAGAGAAGTTTGCCAAGTCATATCCATACTTGAAGCACCTAGCCAAAGCGTTCAAGGAAATGTTGCCATGGCGTTATGGTAATCAGAAAGCTGCCGCCGATAAAATCGACCAACGCTTCTTGGTTCCTGATACTCCTTTCTCAACTATCACCGTGAACCGTAACTTCCGTACAGCGGCTCACTATGACCCTGCTAACATGGATAACGGCTTCGCCAATATCTGTGTGTTTAGTAACTCTGATTCATACAAAGGTGCTTATCTTGTTTTCCCTGAAATTGGTTATGCTGTTGACGTTCGTCCAGGTGATTTACTGTTTGTTAATAATCAAGCTGGTCTTCACGGCAATACTGAGTTGATCCTCGAAGATCCTACAGCTGAACGTATCTCTATCATCGCATTCTTCCACGAAGGTATGTTGACTTTGGGTACTAAGGAATACGAAGACGCTCGCAAGGCATTCGTTGATCAATGTAAGAATGACGTGAACCACAAACACTATCGCCCTCGTTTCAACGGTGTATATCCAGGAATGTGGGAAAGTAAAGAATGGTACGACTACTGCGAACAAGCCGTTGGTCGTGAGCAGTTGTTAAAGAACCACCCTGAAGCAGCTGCTGGTTCACTAGACGAGTTCTTCTCCTAATGTGTGCCGTGATCGGAGCTGTCCTTAAGCAACCTAGTTTTAAGGACTTTGAAGCCCTACGCCGTGTGTTCCTTGAATCTAAAATTCGAGGGATGCACGCTACTGGTATGTCTTTTCTCCCGCACTGGTCTGATAAGATTATCACTATCAAGGATGCTCTCCCAGCTGATGAGTTTATCGAGTTGCATTTACATAAAGACAACTTCAAAGATCTACTCAACAAGGATGGTAACTTGTACCTAATCGGTCACTGCCGTTACTCGACATCTGATCTACAGTTCAATCAACCAATCTACAACGAAGAAACTTCAGTGGTACACAACGGTGTTATTACTCAAGCCCTTCCTGAAGACTGGGAGAAGTTGTACGGTTACAAGTGTGAAGGTCGTAATGATACTGAGTTACTTCTACATTCATTGGCTGATCACTCACCTTTGAGTCATTGGAAAGATGCATCACTGGCTGTTTGCGAACTAAGCGTCAATAAGACTTTGCGAGTGTATCGCAATGGCAAACGACCTTTATATTTGACTACAATGGCAAATGGTAGTATAATTACTTCAACGGCAGATATTCCTAAACGTGCGGAGTTGTTTCTCCCAACCATGGAAATTCCCATGAATACATATATTACCTTCAATAGCGATTTGACTATGGAAATGAAGGCTGTACATATACCTGATGCGAAAGACCTACAACATGGACAAACTGATAGTTTACATCCCGACACTGAAGCGTGAAGGGAAACAATATACTCTGGAGTCAATTCCAGAGCGATGGAAAGACCGAGTATTCTTGGTCTGCCCTAAAGATGAGAAACACGATTGGCCAAATCGTGTAGATGTTCCCGAAGAATGTATCGGAAATATCGGCAAGACCCGTCAATGGATTTTGGAGCAAGCTCCGACTTCTTTGGTGGGTCAATTTGATGATGACTTGACATTTTACAAACGCGATGAAACAGTTAAAACTAAAAACCACAAGCAAGCCGACTGCGGAGAGTTTCTTGACCTTATGGAACAATGGCTCCAAAGCGGTGACGTATTCTGCGGGTTGTCTAATTCTTTCATGTCTCACAATAATGACTCTGAATACTTCTACGGTAAGCCCAGTCATTCTTCCTTCGTCAACAGAGACTATCTGGCGGAAAAAGGAATCAGATACGACGCCATGAGATACTTCGAAGACTTCCACGTACCTTTGGCTGTACTGGAATCTGGTAAGCAGCTTCACTATACTGGTGAACATATTGCCGTCGAAAAGAAAGCCAACGCTGAAGGTGGATGCTCTACTACTCGTACTGCCGCCAATAACCGTGAAGCAATGTTCCGACTTCAAGAGCTACACCCTAAGTATGTAACCTTGAAAGAAGAGGAAGGTGCTAAGAACCAATCCCTCGAAGTCGGTGTTAAAATGAGAATCGCCTTTGCTAAGGCGCACAAAGATAATGTAAAGAATGGGGAGACACTCGATGGGTTTTTCAACTGATAAGTGGAGTTATGGCGTTGAGCTTGAGTATGGTAACTGTGATCGCCGTATTCTAGAATTACCAGATGGCGCATCATGGAACTCTTTGGATAATACCTGTGTGAGTTCTACAGGTATTGCTAACGACCCTCAAGGTAAGTTGTATCACTTCGGTGGCGAGATCAACACTCGCCCTACATTTAACATCGACGAGCAAGTTGAACACATCGCTAAGATCAATAAGTTCCTCCGTGATAATGGACCATCGCCGATTGTTAATTATCGTAGCAACCTTCACATTCATATCCGAGTCCCAGGTCTTAACACAAACCTGAAGATGTTGAAGCAGGTTCTGAAGTACGTTCATACTTACCAACAACAAGCCTTTGATATCGTGGAGACTATCCCAGTTCCTGATCCAAAGACTATGCCTCCGCTTCAATACGAGTGGGCTAAGAAGCGTATGAATCGTCGTAAGACTTCTCACCAACACAAACTTCCTCAGGCTCGTTATGAAGCTATGATGGCGGCTACAACACCAGAACAATTCTGGCATGAGCATGCCCATAAAGACGCCAAAGGAAACCCTGCTTGGTTCCAATGCCCACGTGCAGGTATTAACCTACGTCAACTGTTCGAAGAAACTAACACAATCGAGTTCCGTCACTTCCCAGGAACACTAAAGGCTGGCGAAATGCGTTCAGCTATTAACTGGTGCCGTGATTTCTTGGACTTGGCTATTCACGATGATGACGCAGCTCCCGTTGAATTATTGAATGGTAATAAATACACATTCCCTGACTTCCAACCATATGAGTTTGAGACTGAGCAAGTATATCAATTTACAAACTTCGATAAAAACTCTCGCAAGGTTGTAAACGATCGCTTGACTTTAATTCGAGAATCAGTTAAAATTGATGATATGGATACTCCTTCTACAGAAACATATAAACGTATTTTGGAACTCAGTGAATGAAAGTTTTGTTCGTTTGTCACGGTAACGTGAATCGTTCGGCAGCTGCTGAGATTATTGCTAAGCAAGACTTCCCTGATTGGGAAGTTAAGTCGTGTGGTTTGAAAACCACAAACGGTAAAATCACTGCCAAGAAAATGCGCGATGTTCTAGTTGATTCTGGATATAAGACTGAAGGTATTCGCTCATCAATTATCACACAAGAGTTAGTTGATTGGGCGGATCATATTTTCTACATGGATGACGCAAACGAAAAGCGTTTCGTTGAACAGTTCGGAGAAGTGTCCAAGGCTCAAAAGTTGTCTAACCTAATCCCAGGAGTTAAAAAGATTCCTGACCCAGCTTTCGCTGAAGGTAATAGTATGCATATTGAAGTGATTAACCTTATTAAGTTGGCGTTGAATAAATGGACTACAGGCTAAAAGAAAACAGACGAGAAGCCTTCATTCGTTGGTATGCTTGGTCGTTACAGTATAATGATTGTGATCCCGCTGTTTGGGCTACAAACTATCTGAACAAACGATTCGAGCATAACTCTGAACAGAAGCTATGGCTCGCTTGGTTATACGGTAACACGTATCAATTACCCACTGCTTGGGTTTTGATGAATGAGTTTCCTGATTATGAACTAGCCACAGTTGATCGTATGACTCAGTGGAATACTGCCAACTACAAACGTCTACGTTATCAAACTGACACAAAGTGGAACAAGGGTCATCTACCTGCCATGTTTGAGTCTTATCAGAAATTTATCGGCAAAGGAAGCCAACGTGAAAAACTCGAATCGTACTACGGAGACAATGAGGCTCAAAACTTTGATGCGTTGTGGGACGTACTTAAAGGAAACCTTCATAAATTTGGGCGTTATTCCACTTGGTTTTATTTACAGCATCTCAAGCATACTGCTGGTATTCGTATTGAGCCTACTTCTCTTATGCTGGATGATTTTGATGGTTCCCGTTCTCATCGTAATGGATTACTTCTTACCATTGGCCAAGATAACGATATTGATCGAAGACTCGATGGAAGAGAGTATGCGAATCTTGAATCACATAGCCGCAGCATTATATGCGAAATGAAGACTAGGTTTCCTGACCTGATTAGTCAGATTGACTACTTCACTATGGAAACCTGCCTGTGTTCTTTCAAGAAAATCTTCAGAGAGAAACATGGACGATATTTGAGCTATTACCTAGACCGTCAAGCTGAAGAAGTTCTAAAGGCTGAAGGTGATGAGTGGAATGGTATTGATTGGGAAGTTCTATGGAACTCCCGTACAGAAACTATTGACACTCGACTAGATCATAAGACTGGCGTTGATAAAGAACAGTTTACCAAATTCATCCGCAGTGGTAAGCTGGAAAGACTTGAGTGGATGTTTGATGATGAACAACCTGTGTTGGTTGGATTGGAGATGTTTTAATGGGTGAATTAGACGAATTGACAAAGGCATATAACCTAATCGCAGATGGTCTCGGTGGTCATACAATATCAATCGCTAACACGGCAATTACTAATACTGCCATGTCTGGCATCTCGGCGGCATCTACAAGTGTGGTTAAAAATTCAATCGTTGATAATATTTTAGATAAATATGAACTCAACCGTGTGGCTGTTGACCATAAGGTCACTGAAGCTGAGATTATGAAGTTGAAGGAAGTCGCCCCAGACTACGTCAACGAAATCAAAGAAAAGATTGCTCGCGAAATGGCTCGCGATATTATAAAGAAGACTACCTTCACTAAACGTAAAGATGAAGACACTGACGTGAACCACTTCATCGGGCGAGTTTGGGTCTTCACTGAAGCTGAATTGAAAGCTATGATTAAGGAAATCGAGAATGTTTAAATCTAATATCGGCATCGCTGATACAATCAAAGTTGAATTGATCACAAACCCTAAGAAGGTTCGTAAGATTATCGCCGTGGGCGGTCGCCCAGGAACTGGTAAGACTACGCTGTTTCGTAAGTACATGGAAGGTAAGAACTTTCATCCAGTTGAGCCAGCTAAGTTGGTATCAGCTAACTATGAATCAAGCCGTGATTTGTACATTCTAGGTAAGTACGAAGAAGGCGAAACATTCGCTGGAACTGATCGACTATCAATGGCGGTTCAGCCAGCGCTTCAGGAATGGATCGCTTCACACAACTGTAACGTTCTTTTCGAAGGTGACCGTGTATTCAACCAGAGCTTCCTAGAGTTCGCCATGGAATTACCTGATACTGAACTTCATGTTGTGTATCTGAAAGCCCCTGAAGACACTCTGAAAGAACGTTACGCTGACCGAGGCTCTGACCAATCTGAACAGTTCCTCCGAGGTCGCGAAACTAAATACAACAACTTACTGTCTAACTTTGAGTTGATGTCATATACTACCGAGTTCAATAATACGAACTTGGATGAACAGGCTAAGATCCTAGCCTTCCTAGATAAACAACTAGGCTAAACGAAACCCAGACTTGTTCTGGGTTTTTCCACATTCATGGATTATAAATAGTAGATAATCTTTGGAGATGGAATGGCTGAGTTATCCCTTTTGGAGCTGCGTAAGCGTCCAGGACGTATTGAAACGTTCGTAAACAAACTAAAAAACAAGACACCTTTTGATATGACCAGCGGTGATACAAAGGTGTTCACGAAAGTGGCTTTTACCGAAGGTGGTAAAGTGCTTGAGTTTAATCCATCCAAAGACCCTCGTCAATTCGCTCAGGCTATCGAGTGGTTAAAGACCAGAGCCACTAACTCGCGATACGTTCTGGTCATGAACGATAAAGACCGTCACTCACTTGGAGACCTTTTGAAGTCTGGTGACTTTGGCGGTATGGGTGGTAAAGCGGCAAAGGGTGCCACAAAGGGTAATCGTGGTGACATGGCTGAGGGTGTATTTGCCGCAGCTATTACCGCTCGCTTCATCAATAAGAACGCAACAGTTTCTGAATCCGATGTTATCAAAATTATTGATAAGTTGGACAACTCGAAGATGCATCAAGAAATGATGTATCCTTCACCGAATAAAAACCCCAAAATTAAAGACAACGTATGTTTTAAGTTGAGCTTGGCTCCTTCAAACCTACAGGCTCTTACAGATAAAACCACACAGGTGTCTTTAGCTGGTATCATTCAGTCTAGTGTTAAGTATGCCAACTCGGCTATTGTTACTTCGTGGTCAAAGATGCTGTATGAAAACAACCGTGTGAATAATATTGAAGTTGTTGCATCTGGTATCGGTGATCAAAAAGGTACTAAGGTTGACGTTCGAGTTTTGATTGATGGTAAACAATCAGACATTAACGTTTCGTTGAAAGCCGATGACGTTAAACAGTTCGGTCAAATAAGCGGTTCTGGTTTTGATAAGCAAGATATGCTATGGACTAAATTACTAGGCGTAGACGTTTCTAGATACGAAGAGAATTACTATGAAGGTGTTAAGCAGAACGACGTATTGATGGGAATAGCTTCAGTATATAAAGGCGTGGCTAACGACTTCAATAAGATGGTGTCTGGTCCAGGTCGTAAGAAAATCTACGGTCAACTATCAGCGGGTATTCGTTACTTTGCTACACTAGACGAACCAGCTGTTACTTTGGTTCAACTATCACGTCAAGAAGCCTCAGTCTATCAATTCGATAACTTAGAAAAGCTAATCGGCGGCATTAAATTAAAAGCTACATATATTTCAAATAAGGCAACGCCTGAGTTGGCTATCTCCGACGAAAAGGGTAATGTGCTTGTTTCAGTTCGAGTTAAACGTGAGATGAAACCCGCTGGCGTCTATATTAGAAATTACATAGAAAAAGGTAAGTTGCTTACCACTTTAGCTAGTTACATGGCGAAATAAATATATCAATGGATAAAGGATACAAATGTTAAGTTTTAAAAGTTTTCTAAAAGAAGAAGTATTGACGGAGGAATCCCTTCTTCTTGAAGCAGCTGCTACAGCTGGCGTGGAGAATGATGACAAAGGTAAGATGCACGAGTTGCTATTAGCCAAGCATCTACACCCAGATACTAAGCTGCCCGATCACCACCGTTCTGAATCTGAGAACGAAGACCACGCTGGTACACCTCAACAAGTTCATGACCGTCTAATGAAGAAGATTGGTCCAGCTGCTTATAGTGAAATTGATCGTCACGCTAAACAAACTGCTGAAGGTATCAAGAAGCATTTTACTGAACAAGGTCACGTTGGTCCAGGTCAACACATCGGTGGCGTTTTCTGGACATCTAACGCTGATAAAGCTAATAAGCCAGGCGACCACGAAAAGACCACTGGTGTTAAAGACGTAAACTCCAATGCTGACTTGATCGTGCGTGTGCATGACAAGAACGGCAAGACTGCTGGTCACGTGGGCGTTTCCGCTAAGTACGGTTCCAACAAACCAAACTACCGTAACCCAGGACTTGACTCCATGGAGAAGCTTGCTGGTCTTGAAAAAGGTAGCATGAAGGCTTTGACTGACGCTCACCACGGTCATATGGAAAAGCTAGGTTACAACGGTTCCGCCGATCAACGTAACATCCAATACAAGATTGATAAGATGGGCGCTGAAAAGGCTCGTACTGAACACGCCAAGTATGAAGCCCTTGTTAAGCAAGGTAAGTCTCTAAGTAAGAAAAACGGTATCATGCACGAACACTTGGGTGTGTTCCTAAAAGCTCATGATGGTATGAAGTCTGATAAAGACCGTTTGTCTTTCATTCAACAAGCTAAGTCCCGTGCCGCTTCCGCCGAGGCTTCTTCCCTAGAAGCTAAACGTGCCGTTGCTAAACACTTCGCTGGTGGTTTGTCTAAGAAGTCTGATGAAGAGCTTCGTGACATTGTACGTGAACACGTATCAGCTCCTACGCATATCCCTCACATCGTAGCCCACTCTCAGGTTAAGGATGACGGCTCCGCTGTGTCTCATATTGAACCATCTCACTCGATCGCTGATAACCACTTGTCTAAGTTCGACAACCTTCACGTGGTTCACGGTGGTGGTATCCAAACTACTATCAAGGGTACTCATAAGCAAACTGGTAAGGTTCAAAACGTCGCTGCGTTTACAACTAAGAGTTCTTCTGGTCCACATAAGAGTTTGGCTGGCGCATTCTCACTAAGCTAATATGATCAACTTCCTAAATTACCTATTCGAAGATGCGACCGAAGAAGGTGCTAAGCTAAAGCATATTCATCACGCTGAAGATCGACCTTTACTCCATGGAGCTGAAGGTTTCTCTCATGCATATGACGCTCTACATGGAGCTCACTATCATACTAAGCAAGGTCAACAAAACAATAAGTTGACCATGAAGTACGATGGTTCGCCTTCTGTTGTGTTCGGTCACCACCCAGAGAATGGTAAGTTCTTCGTGGCGTCCAAGTCAGCGTTCAATAAGAACCCAAAGATTAACTATTCTCCCGAAGACGTCGACAAGAACCACGGTCACGCTCCAGGACTAGCTGATAAGCTGAAGTCTGCATTGAAGCACTTTCCTAAAGTTGCTCCGAAGGAAGGCGTGTATCAAGGCGACTTGATGTATACTCATGACGACTTGAAGAAGAAAGATGATAAGGTTTCGTTTACACCTAACACTATCACATATACAGCCAAGGGTGAAAAGGCTGAAGCTATCAAGAAGTCTAAGATAGGTGTAGTCGTTCATACCAAATATGAAGGTACTAACCTATCAAATATGTCAGCTCATCATAACGTTGATGCTTCTGACTTTGGTCAACACCCTGACGTATTTCACCACACAGCTGACTATGACGCTAAAGGCGCTCACTACTCCGCTGAGTCTCAAAAGCGAGTTTTGGATGAGCTATCTAAAGCCAAAACTGTCCACGAGCAAAACAAAGACAAGATGTACAAAGCTACATCTATGCACCACGGCGATGGTGGACATCTAGCCACATATATCAACCAAACAGTTCGTGATGGTAGCTCACCTACCGCTGAAGGTTTGAAGACTCACATCGCTGGTAAGTATGAGAAGATTGTGGGTAAGCTGAAGACTGAGAAAGCTCAGAACGCTAAACTGGATGAACTAAAAGGTCATCTAGACAATATCAAGAAGCACCAAGGTCATTACGATAACCTTCTAAAGATGCACGGTCACTTGGCTAACGCTAAGAACGAATTGGTTAAGTCTTTGGAGTCCAACGAAGGTTCTTACGAACACGCCATCGGCGGTGAAGCTTCTAAGCCTGAAGGTTTCGTTTACAACCACACTCACAAAGGTGTCACTGAGCCAACTAAGCTAGTGAACCGTGCTGAGTTCGCCCGTCAAAACTTATTGAAGGCTCGTGGTCCAGCTAAAGAACCCGATGAGAAACACGGCGTGTTAGCTTTCGGTCGTATGAATCCACCGACTGCTGGACACGAACAAGTTATCAATAAGGTTCACGAAGTAGCCAAGAAGAATAACGCTGAACACTCGGTTGTTCTGTCGCATAGTCAAGACGCTAAAAAGAACCCATTGGATGTTGACACTAAGGTTAAGCACGCTAAGAACGCTTTCCCAGGAACTAACATCGTGGGTGCTTCTAAAGATAAACCTACTATCATGCACCACGCTGCTGATATGTATTCAAAGGGTGTTAAACACTTGCACGTTGTAGCTGGTTCTGATCGTACTGAAGAGTATGAGAAACTTCTTAATAAGTACAATGACGGTCAAGAACACAAGCACGGTAAATACAAATTCAAGTCTATCACTGTCCACTCTTCTGGTGAACGTGACCCTGACGCTGAAGGTGTGTCTGGAGTTTCTGGAACTAAGATGCGCGAATTCGCTGCAGCGGGTAAGCAAAAAGACTTCCACGCAGCTCTACCGTCAAAGATGAAACCTCTACACCGCACGGCTCTTTATAATGACCTGCGCAAATCAATGAACGCCCATGAATAATCAATTTAACGACTTCCTAAAACTTGTAGCTGAAGCTAAGAAGAATACACCTTCTGGTAGAGCGAAGGTTATCGAAGAACAAGTTAAGGCTAACGTTAAGGCTGACTTGTCTGGGTTGTTTCAACAACTGGAAACTGTACGTTCACCTCAGGAACGACTAGTCTCTGGTGAGCCTGTACCTGTAGAAGAACTACCAGAGATACAAGAAGAAATCAAACAAGCTATAAGTGAAGTGGTCTTACCTACGCCAATTGGTAATGTTCCACCAGAAGCTCAGCTGACTGATATGGAAGCGTTGGGTAAATACCTTAAACCAAGCTCCGTCGCTAAACAAGAAGTCGCTCCGATAACTAACGAGATGCGTCAAGTGAACGATAAGATCAAGTTCCTTGAGCACTGGTTAAGTAAAGTACAAAACGCTGGTCCAGGATCTGGTGAAGTAAACTTCCGATACCTAGATGACGTTAATCGTCTAACGATGACTCCATCAAACGGTAACTGGGTTCTTGAGTATGACGTTGCTACTAAGAAGGTTCAGTTCACTGACGAGATTGGTCCAATCCGTACTATTGAGTTCAACCGAGATGGTCCACTAGACGATTTGTTGCCAGGACAGATTGCTTGGAACCCAGTTGAAGACTGTCTTGATATCAAGCACTTAGATGGTTCAACTCTACAGACTGGTTATGAACACTACATTCAGGTTCATAATGATACTGGTTCACTTCTACCGAACGGTACTCTAGTTCAATTCTCTGGTGTTGTAGATGGAAGTACAAACCCTAAACCAGCTGCAGCACCTTTTACGGCAAACTCTGATGCTATCCCATTGTACATGATGGGTATTCTAACTAATGATATTGCAAGCGAAGAGTATGGACGTGCCACGGTATTTGGTAAAGTTAGAAACTTAAACACCACGGGTTCTGACGTCGGTGAAGTTTGGGCTCAGGGTGATATGCTTTGGGCTCACCCAACGATGGCTGGTAAGATGACAAAGGTCAGACCCACTGCACCGAACGTTATTATTTCAGTGGCTGCTGTTCTACACGTTGATGCGACTGCTGGTTGGATTTTAGTTCGCCCTACAATCTTCCCTCGTTTATACTTCGCCAGTTTCGCCAGTGACCAAACTCAGACTCAAACTGCGATTAACACACCTAAGACTATCACGTTCAATACCAACATTATCACTTCTGGATTTACCACAATCAACGGTGGTGGAGCGATTAAAGCGTTGAACGCTGGTTTGTATAACTTCAAGTTCTCTCTGCAGCTAGAATCTTCCAACGCTTCGGCTTCTAATGTGTGGATTTGGATCAGACATAATGGCGTAGACGTTCCACTATCTGCCCGTAAAACTTCTATTTCTGGTAGCGGTACATTACTGGTTCCTTCTTGGAACTATCAGGTATCCATGCTAATTGACGATACGTTTGAGTTGATGTGGGCTGTCGATAGTACCAACATTCGTTTACAAGCACCAGCATCAACGGCTTTCTGTCCATCCACTCCGTCAGCTACTTTAGCCGTCAGTCAGGTGAACTTGTAAGAACGCTAAATACTACTGATATTACTTTACTAATGGATTAAATGAAGAACTATAAAGAACTCGTAAACGAGCTACCCACCAAGACCGTTGTTTTCGCATTCGGTCGTTTTAACCCACCGACCCTCGGTCATGAGTTACTAATCAAGGTGGTTCGTAAACTAGCGAGTCAGCGCAAGGCTGACCACGTAGTCTTCGCATCGGCTACACAAGACGCTAAAAAGAATCCATTAGAAGTAAGTAAAAAAGTTCAATACCTTGAGCTGCTGTTTCCGAACACTCGTTTCGCTCCAGCAAACAAGGATATTCGTACATTCCTAGAAGCAGCGGTAAGCCTGAACAAGCGTTACAGAAACCTTGTCATGGTAGCTGGTTCTGACCGTGTACATGAGTTTGAAAAGATCCTTAAACAGTACAACGGTAAAGCGTACAAGTTTGATACAATTGAAGTAGTATCCGCAGGTTCTCGTGACCCTGATGCGGATGACGCCTCTGGAATGTCTGGAACAAAAATGCGTTCACTGGCATCCAAGGGTGATTACTTCCAATTCAAGCGTGGCTTACCTACGACAGTTCGTGATATCGACGGTAAACGTCTCATGAACGACATTCGTATCGGTATGGGTTTGGAGCCTATCAAAGAACAAATTAACCTCGTCAAGGATACAATCCGCGAACAGTATTTTCGTGGAGAGATTTTTCTAGAGGGTGAAATCGTAGAGTCTGATAATACTGTATATAAGATTATCAAGCGTGGTTCTAACCACCTACTACTTCAAGATGAAACTGGTTCAAAAGTAAGTAAATGGGTGCAAGACGTCCAACTAACGGAAAGAGAATATATGTCACAAGAAAACCTTCTTAATGAAGATGATCAAAAGGCTGGTTTAACAGTTGGCGCTGGCGCTAAGACTGCTGAAAACCAACGTAAGGTCGCTGAGTTAAAAGCCAAGCAAGCTAAACAAATCGAAGATGTTAAAGAACGTCAAACCCGCGAAATGGATACAGCCCGTACTAATATGAAGACTCAAAACGAAGATAAGAAGTATGCTATCCCTAAGTCTTTGATGAGCCTCGGCGATTTCCGTAAGACTCTAAAGATGGGCGCTAAGCCAGTTACTGATGCTGGTGAACAAACTCCAGTTGAGAACGGTATCATCGGCGATACACACCTAGCATCTGACGGCAAACACGGTCTTCGTCACCAAAAGATTAAACACCATTTGGGTGAAGCTAGTGCCGCTGCCAAGCTACAAAAAGCATTCCAACGAGAGCAAGAACGAATTGCCGCTGAACGTAAAGCTGGTGAAGAACTTTTGAAGAAGCCAGTCAAAGAAGAAACTGTCCTCGAAGGTAACGGCTACGACGATAACCGCACTGGTTTCGCTAAGAAGCCTCGTGAAGACGACGAGTATCATAACGAACCAAAACCAAAGTTCAAGGCTAAGTCTGACATGGATCGTCCGCACACTGTTCACATTGACGGTAAGCCATGGAAGAAATTCTCTAATGGTCACCAAGCCCACGCTGCCGCTAAGACTCTTACTGCTAAAGGTAAGAAGGCAACTGCTATCGCTCACTTCAAAGAAGAAACTGAAGAACAACAAGGTACTCGTGCTGCTCAACTAAAGCGTTTCAAGGATCAAGCAGCTGGCGCTAAACTAGATCCAGTTACTGAAGCTGCTTACGCTGGTCTAGAAAAAGAAGACAAGCCAGGCAAAGTTAAAACTGCCGTTGTTAAGACTCACCCTAAAGCAGTGGAGATTGAAACTGTTGAAGGTTGGAAAGACGAAAAGAAGCCAGTCAAAGAAGGTACTGAAGAAGAACAATTGGAGTTTGACTTCGAAGAAATCAACGAGTCTGAGTTTGACGCTTTGATCGAATCCCTAACTGACGAAGACATTCTAGAAGCCTATGAAGATTCTGAATTGGCTATCGTCGATGAAGAAACTGGCGAAGAACTAGAAGCCGTAGCTGAAGAAGCCGAGTATGATACTCCAGCTTTGATGGAAGTTCTTTCTCGTATGGAACGTGTAAAGGCTAAAGCTCGTATGCGCCGTACTAAGTCTAAACGTGAACGTGCTGAGAAGGTTGCTCTACGTCACTTCTCTTCAACTCCAGTGGCTAACCGTCGCGCCCGTCGTTTGTCTGTATCTCTATTGAAGAAGCGTCTAATGAAGGGTGTGAACCCATCTAAGGCTTCCGTGGGGCAGAAAGAAAACATGGAACGTTACATCGCTCAACACCGTAAAGTGGTTGATCGTTTGTCTGCTCGTATGGTAACGAAAGTTCGCCAAACTGAGAAGAAGCGTTTGTCTCATAACAAATTTACTAAGTAAGGGCTGTATGCTATCATTCCTAGAATACCTAAGTGAGTCTTGTGACTGCTGGAAAGGTTACAAGCGTAAGCCTGGAACTAAACCCTGCGCCGAAGGCTCTTGTGTAAAAGAAGAAACTGAATTGGATGAAGGTGCGACTGCTGACGCTAAAGGTCATAAGTCAGCAACTGGTGGACTAACACAAAAAGGTCGCGATGCGTACAACCGTGAACACGGTAGCCACCTTAAAGCTCCAGTTACAACTCCACCATCTAAACTAAAGGCTGGTAGCAAAGCTGCTAATCGCCGCAAGTCTTTCTGCGCTAGAATGTCTGGTGCCGCTGGTCCAATGAAAGATGATAAAGGTCGTCCAACTCGTAAAGCGCTGGCTCTTAGAAAGTGGAACTGCTAATGAACGAAACCAACGCAACATTAAATATCGTCCTTGCTAATACATTCGTTATGTATTTCAAGGCTCACTCTTACCACTGGAACGTGGAAGGTATTAACTTCGCTCAACATCATGGCTTCTTCGGCGACCTATACGAAGAGCTCTACGGTGTAGTTGACACAGCTGCAGAAGAACTACGTGCTCAGGACGAATATGCTCCAGTAAGTATCATGGCTCTTCTGAAGTCAGCTACTATCGAAGAAGACGAAGCTAAACCAGAAACTGCCGTTGATATGTTTCAGAACTTATTAACAGCTAACGGCGAAGTTGTAAATAGCCTAAATAAATTATTCGAAGTAGCAACTGCTGCTAATAAACAAGGACTGGCTGATTTTGCCGCTGCACGTTTAGACGTACACGCTAAGCACGGTTGGATGCTCCGCTCTCATCTAAAGGGATAACATGGATAAAGAACTACAACAAGAAGACACGGTATCCGCTGATCGTAAAGAGCGCATCATCTTCGACCCAAAGTCTGGTAAATCTCGCAAGACTTCATCGGTTGTATCTCGTCAGAACTTCAACAACGATAAGTACGGTAATCGTGAAGCTCCTGCTGACGGCGATGATAATGACACCAAGGGTAACAAAAGCCCTATCAAGTTTGTCAACGGTACAGCTCCAGTTGTTAACAATGACCTTAAGAAAGAAGAAACTTCCACAGCCCTAGCTAAGCAATTAGCTGAGACTATGGTAAAGACTTCTCTTAGTAAAGTCAAACTTGACAAACACACTGGCGTCGAAGAAATCCCGTTCGATGGACCATATACTAAAAATCCTAGCACTGTGGTGGATAAGTCTGGTGCTAAGCATACTCCTATGTCACGTGTTCGCGATTTGGCACGACAAGGGATGAAAAAAGTTACTAAAGAAGAAATTGATTTAACACAAGAGGAGACTACTATGTCTAAAACATACGCTCAGTTCGTTGAGCAACTAAATGAATATAATTCAAAGGATGGTGTATATCGTCATAAGGGAACTTATGCTGGTGGTTACAGCGCCGATGACGGTGATGACGATGAAGACAAGCCAAAGAAAGCTGCAGAACCTGCAGTGAAGCGTGGTCGCGGTCGTCCAGCTGGTTCTAAGTCTGGTGCAAACCAGAAAGTTACTACTGGCAAATCTTACGGTGGAGTTGCTACTCACACTCTAAGCCTTCCTAACTCAAAATAATCAAGGAGATTAACATGTCACTATGGGCAAAAACTGACGCTGATGCATCTCGTCCAAAATACCTAAACGAAGCTGACTTGGCTAAGTGTATTTTCGTCGACCAAACTGAAGCGCAACAAGAAACAAACAAGAAGCGTGGTTTGACACACGGTGGCTGGTGGTTGTATAACACATACACTGACCAACACGGTAATACTCGCTACAAGAACGAATGTCTAGTAGCCATGGCTGAAACTGCCGTAGCCGCTGGTGACCGTGCTGATGATACTAAGGCATCTGACGCTACTTACACTATCACTATCGGTACTCAACCTGCTGATCAAGACACTGATACTGGCGCAGCTACTTTCACTGTAGCAGCTACTGTGTCTGCTGGCGGTGGTGCTCTAGCATACCAATGGCAAGTTAAGGTTCTAGGTTCTTCACGTTACGTGAACGTTGTTGATGCAACTTCTGCTTCTTTGGTTCTAGCTGAACAAACTGAAGCCAACAGCGGCGATCAATACCGTGTTAAAGTTACATCTGCAGGTGGTGCTTCTGAAGTTACTTCAGACGTTGCCACTCTAACATTCGTTAGCTAAATAAGTATGTACCAAATGGGAGTTCGCTCCCATTTGTTTTATGTGAGAGAGTATTGTGATTGAAAAGTTGAACGATAGTAATTTTCTGCTGTATGCCATGCACCACTACGATAACCCGCAGTGTCATAGCCTTGAAGAGTTTGACGAGGATCTTAAGAAATTTCTATATCTAAAGAAACTCATTACTCGATATAAGAAAGACGGAGAACTCCGCGATCGTTTAATCCTAAATCATATTATTATTCTGTATAATATCTTTGGTCCTTCGGCAACTCGTATGTTGTTCTTTAAGATTGATCGAGATAACTGGGATGTGTTGGTAACGTTCTTACTTTACCTTGGACATATGCCTGAGACTTTACCTGAATTTAACATCATACTCTCTGACATAAAATTAGATGAAACTATTATTTCTGTATTAAGGAAAATATGAACCGCTTATTAGACAATACCTTTGCTCTGCGTGTACTTCGTATGTTGGCTACCGACTACAAGAACATGCCAGCATATCACTTAGGTATCATCGACGATAAGGGTAATGTTCTTCGTAAAACATACCAACTGAAGTCTGAGGCTGAGCGCAAGGCTTATACTTACCTAGACCGTTTGGTTATCATCCTTAAACACGCCATCGAGAAAACACAATCCCGTGGCGACTACTCCCTAACAAAAGCTCTATCACCTGCACTTTGGACTGTTCGTGAAGCCTATGCTTCTGGTTCCAAATCCACTCAAGGTATCGAGGTTCGTTTCAATGAACTACTTGAGATGAACATTGTACTAGCCGAAGAAGAAATCCTAGTCAATAAGTTTATGGCTGAAGAGGGCGAAGGTGGCGCTGGCGGTCTAGCTGTCGGCGGTGCACCTGTAAACAATACAGCTGGAGCTTCCGTGCAAGAACCAGTTGTGAAAAAGAAGGACATCAAGAAGTACCAAGGTACTGCGTTGCGTCGTCCAGCTCTTAACATCCCCGAGGTTAAACCATAATGTGGATGCTTGACTTTTTACCATTTTGGATATTCCACCTGATAGTCTTAGTCGGCATCGGTGGAATTCTAGCTTCAGGGATCATTAAATTTATCCCTTTTATAAGCAATTATAAGTTGCCTATTCAGGTTGCTTCAGTTATACTTCTAGTGTTCGGTGTATACATGGAAGGTGGAGTCTCCAATCAAGAGAAATGGGAAGCAAGAGTTGCAGAAGTAAAGCTAGAAATGGCTAAAAAAGACGCTGCTTCTTCCGATGCTACTGTTAAGGTTGTTACGAAATACATAACAAACGTTGAAGTTGTTAAAGAAAAAGGTGAATCAATTGTTAAAGAAATTCCAAAACTTATTACTGCGACTGCTGATGGTCAGTGCGTTATCCCTAACGGTTTCGTCTTGCTCCACGACAGTGCCAGTCGCAATGAAGTTCCCGACTCCTCCG